CGCGAAACCATCCACCACCTCGCCGCCATCACCGACCCCATCACCACCCCCGCCCTCCTCTCCCACATCTTCTCCCACTTCTGCATCGGAAAGTAAAGTAAGGCGGATAAGGCGAACTATTGTGAAAACGTAGTCAACTGCAATGAACTAAGCAATTGGAACCCAAAAGCTCCAACGTTTACAGTTTCGGCTTTCTTTTCATTACAATTCATTGCTGTTCGGAAAATTTGTTGTAATTTTGTTGCAATTCTGAACTCCTTACAACAATTACAACAAATCTATGGCAAAATCCAAAGAACCGATTAAACTGCGCAAGCGCAAAATGCCGTCGGGAAGAACCACGCTTTATCTCGACACATACATTGATGGGCGGCGAACGTATGAGACACTGAAATTGTACCTCGTGCCAGAGGAAACGCGCAAAGACAAGGAAAAGAACAAGGAGACGATGCGTTTGGCCGAGGCCATCAAAGCAAAGCGCGTGGTAGAGCTGCAAAACGGCAGGTTCGGCTTTAGTGACGGCTATAAGCTCGACACTAACTTCTTCGATTACTACCGAGCCTTAACCGAATCGCGTCTTGGTGTGGAATCAAGGGGGAATTGGGGCAATTGGTACTCTTGCCTCCGACACCTTGAGCGTTACGCAAACCCGAACACGACGTTCCGCGACATTACGCCCGAGTGGGTAATTGGTTTTCGCAAGTACCTCGACAAAACGGCTCGTTGCCGCGACATTCGCAAACACGTCCACACGACAAACATGTCAAGGCCGCTCTCACAGAACTCCAAACAATCGTATTTCAACAAACTCCGCGCCTGCCTCAACCAAGCAGTCGAAGACGAGATTATCCCCAAGTCGCCCATGCGAGGCATTGAGGGTTTCAAGGACGAGGAGGTTGAGCGCGTATACCTCACCCTCGACGAGGTTAAGGCGATGGCCGTTGCAGAATGCACATATCCGATGCTAAAACAAGCCTTCTTATTCTCGTGTCTGACGGGGTTGCGCAAGAGCGACATCGAGAAAATGCGATGGTCGGAAGTTCACACGCAAGGCCAGCACACGCGCATAATATTCAAGCAAAAGAAAACGGGAGGGCAAGAGTACCTCGACATATCCGACGAGGCCGTTCAGTTCCTTGGGAAGCGTCGTGCCGACGACCAACGCGTTTTTGCCGGGTTTAATTATTCCGCCTATGTCAACTACGAGCTAAAACGTTGGGCACTCCGCGCAGGCATTACAAAGGACATCACGTTCCACACTGGTAGGCATACCTTTGCGGTGATTATGCTCGACCTTGGCACAGATATTTACACCGTACAGAGACTACTCGGCCACAGAAATATTCAAACGACGCAAATATACGCCCACATTATCGATAAGAACAAGCAGGCGGCAGTCAATAAAATTCCTCAGATTATGCCCACAATGGGCCTTCAAAACGAGGATTAGCATTTAATTGAGAAGATAGCTTCCGTCTGCCTCCCCGCGTTACTGTTTTTCATTTTGCAACCTCACGAGTCGCACCTTCCTCGCCAACGGAACGTGCGGCTTTTTTCTTTGGGACAACGGCGTACATCCCACCAACTCCCGTAAGCAGCCACGTTGCAGATATGCCGTAGTCTCGCACGAGATAAGTGAGCCATGCGGGTTGGAAAATGTCTCTGCTTGGATTGGCCTCCAACGTGTTAAAGTTCCAACGATTAATCTCGTAGCGTCTGGTAAAGGTTTGCTTGCCTCGGATTGTCTTGGCGTCAATCAAGGCGTGTATCGCTTCGAAAAAGCGACCTACGATTTTTTTGCTGTCGTCGTTTTGCATGATTTTGTTGATTTTTCTATAGCATCGCGGAAACGCGCGTCTATTTCGTTCTGTCGGCTGTTTAGCCGCTGTTCCAAAGAAACCATCGTCACAGACTCAAAACGCGGGAAAAGGCCGTTTTTTACAGCACGTTCCATCGCGTTCAGTTCCTCTGCGGTCATTACGGGTATGAATCTTTCGTAGTCTATAAGACTTTGTATTCGTGCGGCGACCTCGTGGCGCAAAGCGAACACGCCATTATGAGAGAGCATCTCCCCCTCACCCAATAGCAGCCACCTCGCGTCCACCTCGGGCAATGATTTAAGCAGGGCCAACACAGGGTTCAGACCGAAACACTCTCCCTTTAAGAGTTTGCTAAGGTATTGCGGCCTCCAATTCATCAGCTTGGCGAATTCTGATTGCCGTCCGCCAGTCTTATATGCGATTAGCTGATGAAGGCGTTCTTGCATCATTATCAGCGTTTTTTGTAGCGGCCTACCATTTTGCCCGCGGGCAATTCCATCAGTCGGCACTCTGTGAGGCCCTTTACGCCCGAGCTAACGGCATCTTCGTACCACAATTTGGCAACGTCGTCAGCGTGAGCCGCAACCTGCCCAGCCGTAAACCCAACGTAAAGAATGCCTTGAGCATGGTCAATGCAGGCATCAGCCGCTCCGTACTCAATGAGCTGCTTGCAATATGCATCGCCCGTGGTTGAGGCCTCTGTCTCTACCCCGGCCGTGTCATCAGTATCGTCCTTGGGCGTTGCCGTGCGCACGTTGCAGGCCGTTAGCAATGCTACCAGCGCAATCATAACTAAGAATTTCTCATTTTTCATTTTGACTCTATCATTTTTTGCATTAAATCAATTACGCGGTCAATCTGCTCGTCGCGTTTGCGCAGCAGGCCTATGAGCTCATTGGTTGTTTCCGTAGACGGCGGGGTCATTGTGTTGTTATTACCGCTTTGAGAAAAGCTATGGTCAGAAGCAACAGATGTCACGCAACTTTCAGTTTCAAAGAAAACGGCCGGGCTAACACCCAATTCTGACGCAATGCGCTCGAGGGTATCGATTTTTGTCGAATTCTCGCGCATAATTTTAGACATCGCCTGCGGCGTAATGCCAAGTGTTTTAGATAGTTGCTCTAATGTTATATTTTTCTGAGCGACTAACTCTTTGATTAACTGGAGGTTCGCCATGTTATGAAATTTATAGTTTAATTTTACATCAATTTTATTTGCAAAACTGAAACTTATAGTTTACCTTTGCAGCGCAATCGGGACAAAACTCGGTCTCGATTGCGCACAAAGATACAAAATAAACCTCGAAATCGAAAACGAAATCGAAAATTTAATCAAAAACATGACAACTTCCCAAAATCACAGTGATACAGCGCATCAAGGCTGTAAAGAGGCAACAATTATGGCCGACCTTCGGTGTGGACAACGCCTCACTTTTGCAAACGCTTGTGGTGCGAGCTGCAGTGTGACATGTGCAGAACTAAGCAACGGCAGCCTCCAAATTGACATCCTAAAGGAGGATGGCTCCCGTTTCGGCTGCATTTCGCATGACGCATTCGCATGGCTCTTTTCGCATTTGCGAGGGTTCTCTCAAATTGGCAAAATCTTTTAACCCTAAACTATATGACAACTCGACTTTTTAAGACCCCCACTAAGGAACGGCGCGAGAGGCGCAATCTCGCGCTATGCACAGAGTACTCGGCCCTTGTTGGCGTCGAGGGCCAAAGTAAGACGCAGGTCGTTTCGTTCCTGATGTCCAAGTTTGGTATCGGCTCCCAATCTACAATTTACGCCATTCTCAAAGAAGGAGGTGCGCTATGAATACCACTTACTACGCGCTTATTCGCAGATATGCCGCTTTATTCTGCGTATGCGCAGTGTTCTGTCTTGGCTTTGCTTTGATGGCCGACGAGAGCGATTGCTCGCTTGGCGACTTTGTTATACGACGCTTCATTGGGGCAGGCTTCTTGCTTGTAAGTATTGCCCTTGACCGACGCTTCAAACGCAAAGGCCTCATCCAAACCCGCTAAACGCTGAGCCCCATGAAAGCAATTACTCAACCGCTCGAATATTACCTTTCCCGAGCCTCCGCAGGCTTAAGGGCTAAAATGGCGAATAGTATCGAGCTATTGCGCAAAAGTTCGTCTCTTGCCCTACAATACGCCCCCGGCGGCTTTTACCTCGCCTTCTCGGGCGGCAAGGATTCACAAGCCCTTATTCATATCGCGGAAATGGCGGGCGTGCCTTTCGAGGCAGAGATGTCCATGACCTCAGTCGACCATCCCGAAGTAATAAGGTTCATTCGTCGTCATTATCCCGAGGTCAAGCTTGTTCCCCCCGAGAATGTCCATGTATGACCTCATTCCCCAAAAGGGATGCCTCCCAACGCGCATCATTCGCTATTGCTGCGCTATCCTCAAAGAGACGCACGGAGAAGGCCGGGTCGTTCTCACGGGCATTAGGCACGCAGAGTCTACGCAACGAGCCAAACGCAACGAGGTAGAGGTGAGCGACCACAAATTCTCCGGCGACCTTGACGGCTTTGCCGACTGGCAGCAGGAGGCCCTCGCTGCAAAAATGCGCAAGAGAGTCAAGAACTTGAACCAAGACCAATTTGCCCCCCAAGGCGAGACGCAGGTTCGCTGCATTAATGGTAAGGACAAGATTATTGTTAACCCCATTATCGAATGGACAGACGCGGATGTTTGGGAATTTCTCAACAAGGTCGTCCAAGTCCCCCATTGCGAATTATACGAAAAGGGCTATCATCGAATAGGCTGCATACTCTGCCCAATGGCATCAGTTGCCACTAAGATGCAGTTCATCCACGACTACCCAAAGTTTGTCGCAGCCTACAAGCGAGCTATGATAGCCTTGGTTCAGAAGAACCCCAAGACCGCAGAAATATTGCAGCCATACGTCCACAGCAAGGACGAGCTCGTCGACAGACTCTTCGACTGGTGGGTGTCGGGGCTTTCGTGGGCCGAGTTTATAGACAGAACTTTTTCCCCGAAACTAAACTTTGAACAATGAGCGAGACCGAGTTACAACAACTAAACGCAAGGCTTGACCGCATAGAATCGGTCGCCCGGCTCTATGCCAAGGACGTCCTCCGCGTCGAAGAGGCGGCGTTATTCACTGGCTTTTCTGTAGGCTATATCTATAACCTCACCTCAAGAAAGGCAATTCCATACTACAAGCAGGGACAAGCCGTGTTCTTCAAGAAGGCAGACCTCGAGGCTTGGATGACGGAACATAGAATCGCCTCAGAGCAGGAGCTAACATCTGCCGCGGCGACTTACACGACCCTCAAAAGGAAATCCCATTAACAACAATTCATAACCAAACAAAACTCTACGCTATGAACACTGAAGTCATAGAAATTAAACAAGCCGAAGTCCTGCGCAGCATGGAGTCGGCAGAGGTAGACGTGCAAATCTCTACGGCAATGCGCTACCCAATGCACCAAACCCGAGACCAGATTAACGCCATCGTCGAGCAGATAGCGACCATCGCGACGCTCGACCCGGAGACCGCAGAGAGCTGCTTTTATGTGATGCAGCGCGGCAAAGGAGCCGACCGCAAGGTCATAGAAGGCGTTTCTGTCCGCCTCGCAGAAATCATAGCTCACTCATGGGGCAACCTGCGAATCCAAACACGCATTGTTGGCAACGACGGACGCTTTGTTACGGCGCAAGGCATTTGCCACGACCTTGAACGGAACGTGGCTTATAGTGCCACTACCTCGCGTCGCATCACCGACAAGTACGGCAAGACCTACACGGATGACATGCAGGTGGTGACCTCGAATGCGGCTGCCGCAATCGCGATGCGTAACGCGATAATGAAGGCTGTGCCGATGGCCATTGTCAAGCGAGCGGTCAAGGAAATCCGCGATGTTGCCCTTGGCAAAGCAACTGACTTGCAGACACGTATTCAACGAATGTTCACCTTCTACGAGGGCTTGGGCGTTGCCAAGCAGGAGATTCTAAACTATCTCGGAGTGAAATCTTCCGAAGGTATCGACCGAGAAATGGTCTTCAACTTGCTCGGGCTCGCGCAAGCTATAAAAGAAGGAGACACAACTGTCAACGAGACCTTCCGTCATAACACTGCTGCTGCAGAAGATATGGCAGCTAAAGCCAAGAAGGAGGCAGAGGAGCGCAAACGCCGCGTTGAGGACGCTATGGCCGCCAGCCAAGGCAAACCTGCTGCAACAAAAGAGGTAGTCGACGAAAGCACGGGAGAGGTAATCCAAGAGACAGAGCAAGCCTCCGCTCAACCCCAAACCCAATCAAATAAGTAATAACTAAAGGGGCGGAGCTAATCGCCCCAACAAATCCCCAACAACAATTATGGCTAACACAATCATTAGACCTAAAGACCGCACGGAGTGGCTTGCTCTGCGCACTCAAGGCATCGGTTCATCAGAAGTGGCGACAATCGTCGGGCTCAACCCTTGGCAGACTCCGTATCAACTATGGCGTATCAAGACGGGACAAGACGCGCCCAAGCCCGAGAATTTCGCAATGAAGGCAGGGCACTACCTTGAGGACGCGGTGTCCATGTTTTGGCAAGACGAGACTGGCCGCGAGGTCATCAAGCGCAGCGCGGGTGATTGGATAATTCAATCCAACGATAGCCCATTCATGCAGGTTTCCCCCGACCGCACATTCTGGCTCACGGGCGAGAAGAAGAACGAAGATAACAAAGGAATCCTTGAGTGCAAAACCACGCAGTTTACAATCGACGGGGATGACCTCCCTCGCCATTGGTTCTGCCAAGTACAATACCAGCTTGGAGTCGCAGAACTACAGAAGGGCTCGCTCGCTTGGCTCACACAAGGACGGCAGTTTGGATACAAGGACATTGACTTTGTACCCGACTTCTTCGCTTGGCTCAAGGATGAGGTCTCGCGCTTCTGGATAGACTGTGTGCAAGGAGGCAAAGAACCCGCCATTGCGAGCCTCGACGACATGCTCATAAAGTACCGCCGCCATTCCCCCGGCAGCGTGGTTGAGGTCGGCGACGAGCTGCTCGACGCCTACCACGAATTGAAGAACCTCCGCGCCGACATCGCCCACCTCGACGAGCGAAAGGAAGAGCTGGAAACAAAGCTTAAATTGGCCTTTGGCGAGGCCGAGGCAATTGCCTATGGCGGCGAGACTCTCGCGACTTTCAAGGCTCCCAAAGAGTCAATGAAATTCGACACAAAGGCCTTTACAGCAGCACACCCCGACCTTGCGGCCCAATTCACAAAGCCCACCGCCGGAGCTCGTAGATTCCTTCTCAAGTAACCCAGAACTCCCATTCATTACGACCATGATTCTAATTAGCAACGCTCAGCGCGACAGCCTTGTTCGCCTGCTGGCTCGCGTCGGCAACTTAGACCTTCCTAAAACGACGGCTAACAGAGAACTTCTTCGCCAAATCAAAATCTTGTCGCGCTCCCTCGAATCTAAGCAGACACTTGGCCGTGAAGAACGATACAGATTAAGATAATTTTTAGCGAAAGTTATTTTAGAATAATCATTCAGCACCTTTGCAAGACCGCAAACAGCGTAAGAATGGCAAAGAAAACACGTATTATGACGACCCACGGGCGAGCCTACCGAAAGGAAGCACATCGCAGCTGTTGCGTGGTCACCCCTAAAGGTCGTCGTTTCTTTTAGACATGATTACACTCAGACAAAATCAATACGAGCCAATCGAAAAGGCCGTGTCCTATTTTCGAGAGGGAAAACCCAAACCGAGCCTCATCGTCTTGCCTACGGCGTGGGGCAAATCAATACTAACAGCTTTCGTCGCAAGAGAAGTTGGCGACAAGCTGATAGTCCTGCAGCCCAGCAAGGAGCTGTTGGAGCAGAACTATTGCAAATACCTCGACCTTTGCGGAGACTTCATGGATGCCACAGCAGGCATTTATTCAGCTTCGTTTGGCCGCAAGGAGATATGTACGATTACTTATGCCACAATCGGCTCAATCAAGAATCTGGGGGCAAAATTCAAGGAGCTCGGGTTCACGAAAATGATAATCGATGAGGCCCACTTATACCCGCGAGAGGCAGATTCCATGCTTGGGCGTTTTCTCAAGGACAGCGGCATCACGCACGTTCTTGGAATAACGGCTACGCCAGTGAAATTACAGTCGAACAGAGACCTTGGTGGTAACATCTTCTCAAAGTTGGTGATGCTGACAAGCCGCAGCAAGAAGGGGAACTTCTTCAAGGAGATTATCCACGTTGGGCAGGTGCAGGAGATGGTGCAACTTGGATATTGGTCGCCATTGCGCTACTCGACGAGAGCATTTGACTCGACCTTGTTGCAGTTCAACTCCTCGAAGTCAGAGTATACCGAAGGTTCAGTCCAACGTGCCTTCGATGCAAACGGAGGCCTTGCCGGGGTGGTCGCGGCCCTTGACAACAATCCCGAGCGCAAGCACATTCTTGCCTTCGTTCCCTCGGTCGAGGACGCACGGCAGCTTGCGGCCAGATACCCCTCCTCGGGCGTTGTGTGGGGCGAGATGGACAAACGCGAACGTGAGGCCACCATCGCGCTCTTCCGTGCAGGACGGCTACGGGTGCTCTTTAACGTGCGCGTCCTTTCGACGGGCTTTGACTACACGGGCATCGATTGCATCGTGCTCGGCATTTCGACGGCCTCGATTGCGCTTTACTACCAAATCATCGGCCGCGCAACACGTATCGACCCCGGCAAAGAAGATGCCCTCATCGTTGACCTCGGAGGCAACGTCGAGAGGTTTGGCCGCGTCGAAGACATCGTCTTCGAGAAAGGGCGGCTGTGGCGCATGTTCGGCTCCAATGGGCGATTGCTTAGCGGAATCCCAATCTCCGAGATAGGGGCTTACACGCGCCGCGACACAGAAGCTATCGACAATAAGACGGCCCTCGGCTCAACCCTTGTCGAGACAATGCCCTTTGGTAAGCACAAAGGCGAAAAGCTGGCTGACATCCCGAAGTCCTACCGACAATGGATGCTGCGTTCCTTCGATTGGAACGCCAAGAACGAAAAACTCCGAAAATCAATAATTGCAACCTTAAATAATTAGTTATGGCACGACCTAAACGATTGTCAGTAGACTTCTTCCCTCACTACGTCAAGGGAGGGCGAACAATCTTCATTCTCGAGGAACGATTCGGCAACGACGGCTACGCTTTTTGGTTCAAGTTGCTCGAGTCGTTGGGCGAGCGCACTGGCCATTGCCTTGATTGTAACGACGCAACCGAGTGGTCGTACTTTCTCGCCAAGGCCCATGTGCCAGAGAGCGATGCAAACCAAATCATCGACACCCTCGTTCAACTTGGAAAGATTGATGCACATTTGTGGCAAAAGCACCGCCTCGTCTGGGTGCAAAACCTCGTAGATAACTTTACTGAAATTTACCGAAAGCGTGGCATGGAGGTACCATCGAAGCCGACCCCGGCGGAGAATACGACCCAGCTTTCAGAGGATAACGACCGCGGAAACGCCACCACTCCCGACGTTTTCGCGACAGAAAACCCACAAAGTAAAGTAAAGGAGAGTAAAGTAAAGAAAAGAGCTAAAGCTCTCGTGGATTGCGACGAGGTCGCAACCCTATGGAACACCACATGTTGCTCTTTGCCGAAGGTCATGTCTCTGAATGCGGATAGACGGAAAAAGATAGAGCTCCGCGCCTCCGAAATGACTGCGGCAGGCGGCGACCCAAAGGAGGAATTCGTCAAGGTCTTCGAGACAATCGAGGCCTCGGACTTCTTGGCCGGGCGGACGGGCAAGAAATGGAAGGCGACTTTCGATTGGATATTAGCCAACGGCAGCAATTGGGTCAAGGTCGCCGAAGGTAATTATGACAACGAGGGCGCGTCGCGCCCCGTGTCGGCCTCCGACCATCGCTTGGGGACGGGCGAGCGTATTGAGAACGGAAGGCGGACGTACGGCAGCGGAAAGGCCTCAATTCCGCTCTCTGCGCCACCGCGCCCTTCAGAGCAGTATTCATGGAACGCAGAAACTAACGAATGGGTCATCTTATGAAACGCTTCAATTGGGACAAATACGGCATCCAAGTGCCCTACGGCCGCGCCAGCGGAAACTACAAGACATTTTGCCCGCAGTGCCATAACAATCGCAGCGACAAGCGGGACAAGAGCCTCTCTTGCGAACTCTCTACGGGCGAGTTTCTATGCCACTATTGCGGCTTCAAAGGCGTGGCCTTAGAAAATTCCGAAGATGATAAAAAACGATGGATGGAGCAGCAGCCTTGGTTTAATCAAGCCAAGGTAAAAAACGCACACCCTTCCTATAAAAAGCCAAAGGGAACGGGGTCGCCAACACTATCTGCGAAGGCTCTGGCGTGGTTTAAAGGCCGCGGCATTTCTGAGTCCACCCTCGCGGTAGCTCGCGTCACTGAGGGACTTGAATGGATGCCGCAAAAAAACGGCAAGGCCAATACGGTGCAGTTCAACTACTACCGAGACGGCCAACTTCTCAACACCAAGTTCCGCACGGGAGATAAGTGCTTCAAACTTGTAGCCGGGGCCGAGCTGCTACCATACAACATCGATTCCATCAAGGGCAAATCCACCTGCATCATCACGGAGGGAGAGATGGACACGCTATCGTTTATCGAGGTCGGCCTTACGGCAGCCGTGTCCGTGCCCAACGGCGCAAATGCAAACCTCTCGTACCTCGACGACTACATTGAGGAATATTTCGAGGATAAGGAGACCATCTACATCGCTGTTGACTCGGACACGAAGGGCGTGGAGCTGCGAGATGAACTGCTGCGGCGATTTGGCCTTGAGCGTTGTCGAGTGGTGGAGTATGACCCTACGTGTAAGGATGCAAACGAGCAATTACAAAAGTTTGGGCGCGACAGTCTCATCAAGTGTTTCGAGAATGCCCCCGAAATCAAAATGGACGAGGTCTACTCCCTTCGAGACTTTGAGGATTCTCTGGACGCCATTTTTGAGCAAGGCCTGCGGCCGGGCGTAACGATAGGCCACCCAAACTTCGATAGGCTCTGCTCGTTTGAGACGAAGCGTATTTGCGTTGTGACGGGCATCCCCTCATCGGGCAAGTCAGAATTCATCGACGAGATTGTCGAGCGGCTTAACGTCCTCTACGGATGGCGGGCCGCGTATTTCTCCCCAGAGAACGCGCCTTTGGCCTACCACGCCACTAAACTCATTGAGAAGTTCACGGGTAAGCATTTCTCGCGGGCGACACTTACTCACGGTGAATACAAACAGGCCAAAGAGCACCTCGAAGCAGACTTCTCATTCATAGCCCCGGACGAAAACTTCACCATTGAGAACATCTTGAACAAGGCGAAGTATCTTGTGCGGAAGCGGGGTATAAAAATCCTTGTTATCGACCCATATAACCGACTCGAGGACGAGAGCAACGGCCAAAACGAAACCAAGTATATCAAGGAGTTGCTTTCCAAGCTAACGCGCTTTGCGCAACGCAACGACGTGCTGGTAGTACTTATGGCGCATCCCACAAAACTGCACAAGAACAAGGATGGAGTCATCGAGCCTCCGACCCTCTACGACATAAGCGGCTCTGCTCACTTCTTCAACATGGCGGACTTCGGCATTGTGGTGCATCGCGATTATGTAGCGAACAATGTCGAGGTGCATGTGGCCAAGGTCAAGTTCAAACACCTCGGGAAAAAGGGGGTTGCAATCTTCAAGTATAATCTTGACAATGGCAGGTATGCACCCGCGGACGAGACGCTCGACCCCATGCGCCCAGTTGCGTGGGATACATCCAACCATCTGCAGACCCTGCTACGGCGCAGACTCGAGGAAGATGCAGTGGCAGCTCAAGGAACCTTCGATGAGGAATGGCTACAGCCGAGCGGCGAAGATGCTCCGTTTTAATCATTAGCTCTCAATCAAGAATCATTAAATCCAAAAAATCATGACAGAAATCAAGAACGAATCGGTTTTAACCCCGGGCACGTACCATATTAGCCAGAACTGCTCGGCGTTTATTTGCGGCGGCAAGATTACAGTCCAAGCTGGACGAAGAGCCGCGTATCGTGCAACGTATATTCCAAGATGCCGCGATTGCCGCTTTTACGGACTTGGCCATTCGTCAAGAGGACATGGTAGGCTAACCTTTGTGTGCAAAATGCAGCCCAAAGACCTCAGCTCTGCCGCGCAGATGAGCTCAGCCGTATTTTTCGCAGCGCGTGGTAACGCCCCGGCGTGCACTCAGTTTGAACCTACAGATGTGGCGCAGGTAGAGCCCTCTCAATGCGATGAATCACGACAATAACTCCGCAAAAGCAAAGCGCATCGAACTGCTTGAATGGATAATTGCACACGCTCCAGAGGAACTCGACAGAATGGTTCAGTACGCAGTACCCCGTGCCAAAATAAGGGCTTACGAGGAATACATCTACGAGCGCAGAGAAGAACTCCAATGGCTAAAAAGAAGCATCAATGAACGGAAATAAAATGGACATCCAACTAAATCAGCGATTTAGCGCAGCGTTGCTGCCGATTGCGCCCGCTTATCCAACCCTTGTGGACATAGCAAAGGGGCTTTCTCGAGAAGAGATTTACAGAGTGGCCTATTTGCCCTTTGTGGTAGCCGAGGTCATGTGGGACTACGCCGACACGTTGTGCAACATTGGCGCAATTTTGCGCCACGAGCAATCAGACAAGGACTGCCGCTCCATGAAGCTATTGAGCCGCGCAGTGCGCACGTTGCGCCGAGAGTATGAGCAAGGCCGAGCGGCTTACATTGATGCGGTGCAACGCGAGGTAGAAACCACCCACATGATTGAATTCCAAGAGGGCCTCCGCTCGTACTTCACCTCGCTTCGAGCCTCAATTGAGAACGACATCCATCGGCGATATGGTGAGATTCGCCGCAGTAACCTTATCCTACTATTGGCGGTGTACGAAGCTATAGTGGTCTACCGAGCACTGCTAAAGTATGCTGATTGGGCCGACCGCCTAATTGAGAAGAAGTGTGGCCGCGCTCGGCATAGCATTATTCCAGACGAGATTACGCGGCTTGGCAGTCTCCTGCCGCAGTATGCCGGGGACTGCGTATTGCCCACGAACACGCCCGAGATGAACCTTTGGCGAGACACTCTTTGCAACAAGATTCACGCAATCGAGCTCGAGGGACTTTCCGACGAATAAAAAGAAGTCTAACGCGGGATTGCCCGCTAATTATCAACTTAATAAACCCAAATACAATGAACAGCCAAAATGGTAACTTTGGCATGAAGCTCAACCTTTCGATGCTGAAGGGAGCGAGCGTTGCCGACATTCAATTTCCCCACGGCGTAGAACGTTGCGTCGTAATCCCAGTCGCCCCCAACAATCTCTTTGAAGGGCAGAAGGGCGTTTACCTTGACCTTGTGGGCATTGCAATGCAGAGCCCAAAATTCGACGCTACGCACGTCATCAAGCAGAGCCTGCCCAAGAGCGTGCGCGAGCGGATGACAGAAGAGGAACGGCGCAGCCAGCCGATTCTCGGCGACCTCAAGCCTCTGGGCAGCAGCTCCCAGCCTCAGCCTGCTCCCAATGCGTATGGAACGGGGGCGAAGGCCACCCTCTCCATGCTGCCGCCCACAGCGTCGCCTGCGTCCGCAACGCTCCCAGACATACCGCTGCCGTTCTAACCTATTTTTAAGCGCGTCTGTCGGCCTATCAACCAAAGGTTGACGACGCTCTTTAACGCAACAAATACTTCAAACATGAAAAAAAGAGTTTATATTTCAATTCCAATATCTGGCCATGACATCTGGTCACAACGCCTACGCGCAATCGAGGTCGCGATGCGCTTTCGTCAAGAAGGATACGATTTCTTTATTCCCTATGTCATCATCCCAGATGGAGACCTCTATGAAAGTATATTTACAGACCTTAAAGAATTCTTGCGCTGCGACATCCTCGTCCTAATCGACGATTGGGAGACCAGCGAAATCTGCCGCTGTAAAGCAGATTTGGCCAAGGATTATGGGATTGAGATTCGCATCGTAACTACGTAATTCGCTAAAACCATGACTTTCCTCACTATTCAGATATGAAAAAAAAGGTATACATTTCCATTCCCATATCGGGGCGCGATATTTGGGAACAGCGTAATCGCGCAATTGAGGTCGCTCAACGCTTTTACCACGCGGGCTACGACGTGGTGACGCCATTTGATATCATTCCTATTGGCAGCCATATCGCCAATGACTACGCAACCTGCATGGGCGAGGACATCAAGGAGCTCTTGCGATGCGACATCATCGCCCTCGTTGACGATTGGGAAAGTTCCAAGGGCTGCCGAGCCGAGGCGCAGGTGGCCGCAATATACGGCCTCGAGGCCCGCTTTGTAACGATATAATCCTTCAAGGCTATGACGTTATCCACACCACCAACCAAAGGCCGTCAAAAGGCCGTCAAAGTCCCTTCTGCGCCATCATGGGACATGTTCACAGTTCTCTGCAAGACAGAGCTCCGCGCAGACTGCGTGAAAGAGTTTCGTTTCCATCCCACGCGCAAATGGAGGTTCGATTACGCCATCCCCCTGCACAAAATCGCCATAGAAGTTGAGGGCGGTGTGTGGAGCGGCGGAAGGCACACATCCCCAAGGGGCTTCTTGAACGACATCGAGAAATACAACTGCGCGGCCCTCATGGGCTGGCGGCTCTTTCGCTGCACGCCAGACACCCTACTCACAAATAACACGATTTTGTTGCTAAAACAAGCGATTTGCGGCGATTTTGATGCCGAAAACGATATTTTTTGCGCCAAAATGTGATTATATTATAATCATTTTGTATCTTTGTAGAGTAAAACAGCACCAAGAAGAACGACTCAAAACAAATCCTAAACAAATATGCTTCACTTTTCAGAATACGTATCGCTTGGGCATCCCGACAAGATTGCGGACTACATTTCTTGTCGGCTGCTCGACGCGTACCTCACCCTTGATGAGCGCACGCGCTACGCGGTTGAGGTGCAAATCAAAGACAACCAAGTCACCCTCGGCGGAGAGGTAACCTCAGCGGCAAAATTAGATGACGAGACAATTGCCAATATTGTACGCGAGGCCGTAAACGACATCGGCTACACCAAGACGTACCAAGCCATCTGGGGCAAGGAAAACACCATTTGCGGAGACGACCTCAACGTGGACATTCATATCGGCCGACAATCTCCCGACATCGCCCAAGGGGTAAGTCTTAACGGGTGGGGAGACCAAGGCATCTTTTTTGGATACTGCGAATATCGCCCCGGGACAGACGGAATGCCCCTTGACCATTCTATAGCAAAGACCCTTTGCAAGCACCTTTTTGAGAGTGGGTTGGGCGGTCTTGACATCAAAACGCAGGTGGTTATGGACGACGCCAAGGTAAAGAAGGTCATTGTTGCCATTCCGCTGCTCGCAGATGGGTATACGCGCCGCGTACGAGAGGTTACAGCCTTCGTACGCCGTCTTATAAAAGGGGATTACAACCTCACAGTTAACGGAACGGGAGCATACCTTCGCCATTCGAGCATTGCCGACTGCGGCACCACAGGACGCAAGCTGGCCGTAGACTTTTACGGCGGGAATTGTCGCATTGGCGGCGGTTCGCCGTGGACTAAAGACGGCAGCAAGGCAGACCTCTCGCTTAACCTCGTCGCCCGTAAACTCGCAAAGGGATATGCCTGCAAGTACCAGCGAGACATCGTGGTTGCTCTCGGATGTTGCATCGGCCATAAAACAATCGACTATTCCGTCCGCGACACGGCCGGGACGGAACTGTCAGGAGGCAAGTTTTATCTGTCTCCCAAAGACGTAATCAGGAATTTCAAACTCAACAGCCCCATCTACAGCTCGATGTGTCGCTGGGGCTTGTTTGGGCAGTATCAGTATGACAAACCATGGGAATAATGGAAAAGGAAACGATTAAACTCACTCAGCTGCAAACCAATAGCCGTAACCCGCGCAAGATTAGCGAGAAAAACCTCACAAAGCTCGTGACCTCGCTCTTGGTGTTGCCCAAAATGATGGAACTGAGACCCATCGTAGTGGACGACTCGCTCAAACCGCTCGGCGGCAACCAAAGGTACAAAGCGTTAACTGCAATCTCGCAAATGGACATTGCCGAGATTCAGAGCTCCCTGCAAGCCTCTCACGATTTTCAAAAGAAAACCGAGGCCGAGCGTGACGCGCTCCTCGATTATTGGGGCGCATGGCTCAACGAACCGACCGCGCAGATTATCCGCGCATCAGAGCTCTCCGAGGCCGAGCGCAGAGAGTTCGTTATCAAGGACAACACCTCGTTTGGTGATTGGGACACCGAAATGCTGCAGGCCGACTTCTCCAAACTCGAGCTCGAGGATTGGGGACTCGACGACATCGAATTTCCCAAGGAGGAGGAAGATGCGGCCAAGGAAGACGACTACACCGACGAGGATGCCGCTAACGCGCCCACACGTTGCACGAGCGGCGACATTTGGCGGTTGGGCGACCATCTGCTCATGTGCGGTGACTCGACGCAGAAAGGCGACGTTTTTGCACTTGTCGGGGCTGAAGGAGTCGTTGACCTATTCCTCACCGACCCACCTTACAACGTGGCCTACCAAGGCGGCACCGCTGACAAACTCACCATCAAGAACGATAGCATGGAGGATGCGGCGTTTCGAGGCTTCCTCACGGACGCATTTCTTGCCGCCGACGTTGTGATGAAGAAGGGCGCGGCCTTTTATATTTGGCACGCTGATAGCGAGGGATTGAACTTCCGCATGGCCGTGCGCAACGCAGAATGGGATTTGAAGCAAACCCTCATTTGGAACAAGAACTCCTTAGTCCTCGGCCGCCAAGACTATCAGTGGAAACACGAACCATGCCTCTATGGTTGGAAATCGGGTGCAGGACACGCTTGGTTCTCCGACCGCAAGCAAACCACCGTCATTGACTTTGACCGCCCCAAGGTGAACGCAGAGCACCCGACCATGAAACCCGTCGGCCTTTTCGGTTACCTCATCGAGAACTCAAGCAAAGAAGGCGACCTCGTCCTTGACCTCTTTGGCGGTTCGGGAACATCAATCATCGCCTGCGAGCAACTCGGCCGCAAATGCCGCATGATGGAGCTCGACCCACGCTATTGCGACGTTATACTTGACCGCTGGGAAAAGCTCACCGAGCGCACCGCAGAACTCGTCAAGAACGTCAATAATCACGCCGAGAACGCAAATTCGACATTATGAGCGCACCTCAATACGTAAAACGCCATAAACTCCGCATCGCAAGACTTGAAATCGTTGCGGAGCTCTACAAACGTGGATACTCTTATCGCAAGATACGCGATGAGGTTATGCGTAGACTCGATATCCGAACCTATGCTCTCGGCTCCGTGCAGAACGACGTCGAATTCCTCCTTGCAGAATGGCGCGAGTCTCGACTCTCGAATATCGACGACCTCGTTCAGTTAGAGCTTGAGCGCATTGACGAGGCTGTCACAGAGTGCTGGGAGCAATGGGAGCTCTCCAAGGAAGACCACGAGCAGAGCGTCACCACCAAGAAGGCCTCAACCGATGGCTCACAGAAGGGCGCAAAACGCTCGCAAATCGAGACCCGCACGGCGGACGTTCGAGGCCTTGGCAATCCTGCGTACATATCCGAGATACGTGCACAACTCGTCGAGAGGCGCAAGCTGCTGGGGCTATACTCGCCAGAGCGTGCAGTTATTAAAACAGAAACAGAACTCACGCGCGAGGAGGTCGAGAGTGAACTCGCCCGCCTATCCGCGCTTCAAAAACAAAAGTAACAATGGCGGCCTCGCTCGACATATTGCGCAAGGAACTTGCTCTACGCAAGCGGCTGCTTGAGATTGACGCCCCACGTCAGTTTCGGCAGTTCTTGCCGTATGTCGACCCGAGCTACGACCGACAATGGTTTCACTCGCTGATTGCCGACCGCTGCCAAGACCTGCTCGATGGCCGCATCAAGAAGCTGATGGTCTTCGTCCCTCCGCAGCATGGAAAGAGCCAGATTGTATCTCGCTCGTTCCCGGCTTACGCCCTTGGAACAAATCCAGACCTCAAAATCGTAGGATGCTCGTATGCGGCCACGCTTGCTCAAGGGTTCTCGCGCTCCATACAACGTTTGATGGACTCCGAGGAATATATCCGCATTTTCCCCGAAACTTATCTCAACGGCTCGCATGGGCACGCCTCCATTCGTAGCGTGGCTCGCACGGCCGACGAGTTTGAAATAGTTGGCCACCGCGGGTTTTACAAATCCGCAGGTGTGTGCGGCGGACTAACGGGCACTGCCGTTGACATAGGCATCATCGACGACCCCGTTAAGGACGCAATAGAAGCCAATTCTGCCACCTATCGAGAGCGCGTTTGGGATTGGTACTTGTCTGTCTTTATGACGCGCTTGCACAACAACTCAAAGCAGCTGTTCATAATGACGCGCTGGCACGAGGACGACCTCGCCGGGCGTATCTTAGCCCAAGAGAACGATTGGGAGGTGCTTTCAATCCCTGCAATCCGCGAGTCGCTCCAAGATGGCAACCCGGATGACCCTCGCGCCGTCGGCGAAGCTTTGTGGGAGAGCAGGCACTCGCTTAGTCGCCTGCGTGAAGCCGAGAAACGCTCTGCTCGCGTATTTTCTGCCCTCTATCAGCAGCACCCAACGCCGACGGGAGGCAACATCGTCAAGGCCGCGTGGTTTAAGCGCATATCAGAGGCGGAATTTGAGCGCATTCACGATGAAGAACCGATTATCTTCTTCATTGATACGGCCTACACCGATAAGACCTCAAATGACCCGACAGGTATTATCGCCACCTGCAAGGTCGGCGAAGACCTCTACATCTTGCACTCGGAGAAGGTTTACATGAAGTTTCCAGACCTCATCAGACACATCCCCGAATACGCTCGGTCACACGGCTACACTACGCGCTCAACCATTCGAATCGAGCCGAAGGCCAACGGCCTATCTGTCATCGACCAGCTTAAGGAAAACACGGGATTGAACGTCACGACAACACCCACGCCAAAGGACTCCAAGGAGACTCGCTTAAACGCGGCATCTCCTTGCGTTGAGGGCGGTCATGTATACGTGGTGGGCGGTGGTTGGAACGAAGGCTTTATCGACGAAGTATGCGGCTTTCCTGCGGCCGCTCACGACGAATACGTCGACGTTCTCTGTTACGCCATCGATTACCACCTAACGAACCCATTCAAGCCCGTGGATAAAAAGAAGCTATCCCGTTTGATTTACTAATCAGATATATTCTTCACCCTCACAAACTAACGAAAACGCAACCATGTCAATCGAAGACATTCTCAACTCAAATCTCACGGAGGAGGCGAAAATTGCCGCGCTCAAGGAGAAATCAATCATTGTTCCCGCGTGGGGCGGCAAACGCGGCCTTAGAGCCGAATATGACCCCAAGATGCACCCCGTGATGGACAAAGTTTTGTACCCGGACATCGCTAACGCAGACGGCACTTACGAGGCACAGACACGAATCACGTTAGACCTTCAGCGTTTGGCCACAAAACGCATGACAGAGCTGAGCGTCGGCACACCCGTAAAGCGCATCTATTCCCCCGACAACGACCGACAAAAGGAAATCGCGTCTTATATCGAGGCCATCCTCACTCGCAACCGCATTGACACCGTCAACAATGAGCGTTGCAGTATGCTATTCGCTGGATGCGAAGTGCTCACCCTTTGGTACGCTGTCGAACAGCGCAACAACACCTATGGCTTTGATGCGCCACTCAAGCTGCGCTGCCGCAACTTCTCGCCGATGTTGGATGACCAGCTATATCCTTTGTTCAACGAATACGGCGACATGGTGGCAATGTCAATCGGGTATCGCAGGCGCGTCGGCAACCGCATGGTGCAATTCTTTGACGCGTACACCGCCGACCGCCACATTAAGTGGAGCAATGGCGGCAGCTCGGCTATGACCATAGTTGAGGACGAAAAGAGTACGCTGCTCAAAATCCCCGGCATCTATTGGTGGCGACCGACACCAATTTGGGAGGACACCTCCAAAATCGTCTATGAGATGGAGTGGGCGTTGAGTCGCAACGGAAATTACCTGCGCAAAAACTCGAAGCCTATTTTTGCCGTTTTCTCCGACGGCATCATTTCGTATGGCCAAGAGGGGGACGAAAAAGAGGGCCGCTCTGTGGTGCAATTTCCCAAAGGTGCGACTGCGCAGTATATCACGTGGTCGCAGGCTGTAGAGAACCTCAAATACTTCATAACAGAACTACGTCAGTCGTTTTTCACGCAATTGCAACTCCCAGATTGGTCATACGAGAGCATGAAGTCCGTAGCCATGTCTGGGGAAAGCCGCAAGCAGCTGTTTATTGACGCCCACCTAAAGGTACGTGACGAGAGCGGCCGCTTGATTGAAGGATTTGATAGAGAGGTCAATGTTATTAAGGCATTTCTCAAAACAATGCTCCCGGCGAACTACCATGCGGACATCGATGCTCTCCGCGTTGAGAACGTTGTGTCGCCATTCGTAGTTACAGAGGAGAAGGACACAATCAACACGCTCATGACGGCCAACGGCGGCAAGCCGCTCATGTCGCAGCGAGAGTCTATCGAGAATCTTGGCTGGAGCAGTAATGTTGACCGCACCCTCCAAGAAATTCAAGAACAAGAGATAGCAGACGTTTATGAGCAGCCGCACCTATAAGGGGAAACGTCCCCCAGAAGCCGATAAACCGCTTCGTTTGCCCGTTATTGAGCGGCCTCGGCACAATCCCTCACAGCCATTCCAAGATGCGCTCTTGAACGAAATAAGGGCCATGTGTGCGGCCGTCGAACAAAAAGGCCTCGCGCCAACTCAAATTATGGCCGTTGAGCTTGGCCGCATGGTCAAGGATGCCCTCAACGCGCTCTATAAGAGAGGGTTCTTAGCCGTTGGCGACACCCTAAACGACAGATGGATACAACCCACCCAAACCGATGGCGACACCTCCAGATAAATACGACCGAGCCCATCAGCGCAACATCCTGCGCTACAAAAAGCAAATCGATGCCATCTATACCGCTGCCGCTCAAGAGGCAGCGGCCATAGGTGGCCTTGTGACTTCGCTGCCAGAAGACAAGGCCTTCTCGTTTGCCGACTACCCTATAACGCACGACCGAGTGAAGAAGTTGCTCTCCAAGCTGCAGCGCAACATGGAAACTGTCATTGTCAATGGGGTGCGCTCGGAGTGGACTCTCGCCAACAACAAGAACGATGTCCTTTGCGACCGCGTTTTTGGCGCAAACAAGGCCTCGTTGCCCTACGAGGCGGCGCGTAGGTACTACGCAACCAATGATGCGGCGTTAGAGGCGTTTCTGGCGCGGCAGGAGCGTGGCTTGAACCTCTCCGACCGCGTTTGGCAGTACACAGACATGTTCAAAGACGAGATTGAGGCGGGCCTCAACCTTGGCCTGCGCTCTGGCAAAGACGCTCGGCAAATGGCCTCTGACCTCAAGACGTTTCTCCGCTTCCCAGAGAAACGTTTTCGTAGGACGCGAGACGAATACGGAGATTTACAGCCATCTCAAGACGCATCATTGTACCATCCCGGCAGAGGCGTGTACCGCTCTTCCTACAAGAACGCACTTCGTCTGACGGCAACTGAGACCAACATGGCCTACCGCAAATCCGACCACGAGCGTTGGCAGCAGCTCAACTTCGTCGTCGGCCAAGAGGTGCATTGCTCGGAAACGAACCACCCCGTTGAGGACATCTGCGATTTCCTCGCAGGCAAGTACCCCAAGGACTTTGTCTTCGTTGGGTGGCATCCATTCTGCCGCTGCTACGTCACACCCGTGTTAAAAACCGAGACAGAGATTGAAGAAGACTCGACTCGCATCATTGCCGGGAAGAATCCTCTGCCATCCACGAAGAGCGAGAACGCGGTCGCAGACCTACCACTATCATTCCAAGAGCACGTGCAGAAGAATGGTGAGCGCATAGCGAATACCACCTCCAGTGGCTTGCCCTACTTCATACAGGACAACCGCAAGAGAGTTGATAAATTGTTGGGTTTGGACAGCAATGTAGAACTCACTCCGCAGGAGCTGGCCGCAAAACGCCATGCAGCACGCTCCCCACAAGAAATCGCCGACACCAAGGCTCGGTGGGAGAAGCGCGTCTTTGCCAACGAGAAGATTCGACGAGATGCCGACCGCGTGCTTACATTGGCGAAGGCATACAGCGAGGTGGACTACGCGCAGCTCGAGAAGCTCATCGCCCAAAGCAAGCTCGCAGAGATGGACGCAGAGACCCAAAAGGTTCTCCAAGCCCTCAAGGATATGCGAGAGCAGGAACGAGCAATCCAAGACCTCATTCCAGATGCACACCAATTGCACAAGCAGTTCAGCATCGAGGTACTACAAGAGGCGCACCGCGCAATAACAAAGACATTCAATCGCTGGCAATGGGATTGCACAAACGAGACATCGCTTAGCCTTATCAAAGGTAATCTGGAGGCAGAAATCGACGCTGTCACAAAATTGGGCTCATCAACACAAGGAATTATCAAGAAGGTCTACGAACAGAAGCTTGCCTTTGTGGACAGCCGCCTTACCCTTTTGAAGTTCGACACGCAATATAACGAACTCTTAGGCTTCAAGACACAGAGCAAGGAGTTCTTTGAATACATGTCTATTGCAAAAGACGCAATGGCGGCTGGCGACACCCACAAAGCCCAGCTGTGGCTTAATGCCGCCGCCGACAAGAAGCTTCAAATCGAATCGGTGAAGGCAAAGAAAGCATTAGCCGTGGCCTCAAAAGAAGTCCAAGTGGGTACAAAAGTTGGGCCGACGTCCACAAAAGCAGTTCAAAAGTCAACAAAGATTGCGCCGACTACCGCACAGACATCCCATGCGGTGCAAACCGACCACCCGACAATAAGAGGCTCTAAAGAGAGAAAAATTGCCCAAATCAAGGAAATGCTAAATTGCACAGACGAAAGAGCAAAAGCATTCTACAATGCGGCAAATGGATTCAGCAATGGATGGGACTGGGAAATCCGTCAAGTACAGTGCGGCAACATGAAGTTTACGTCTAAGTCTGGACATTCCCTCAGCCGAATTGAGAAGAAGGCAAGAGACCTTGAGGAGTTCATAAGAAAGTCGCCTCAATGGGCAGGAGGAACCACGTATCGTGGAATGAGCCTATCTGACAAAGACCTTACGGATGTTTTAGGCAAGTTGAAAAATGGCACCTTTGACAATCAGGGGAGCGCATCATGGACGACCAACCATACCACCGCATTTAAATATTCGTTGAGACATATTGGCGAAGTCTCTGATGCGTTTGGGGACGATAAAACGAATCGCGTAATCATGATATTAAAGAAGCAGAAACATGCGACATCGATTAGACACCTTTCGGATTATCCAGAAGAATTTGAGGTACTCGCATCAAAGGATTGCAGATACAGATTGGTCGGCAAAGAAATTAAGGGCACGGGCAGTCAAAAGGTGGTTTACCTTACCGTCGAGGCCATATAGCTCGGCAAGTACTTCTTTTCAAATGACGCTATCAAATCGGCTGGCGATTTATCTTCTCCTTTGCAGTAATATCCGAATAAGCCAGCAAGGAGAATCGGGGGAATATTGGTATACTTCCCCGGCTCTCCAATTGCTTTGTACGCTGAGAGAAATTTGCCTTCTTCGCCGCGGATAACTGCGTGTACTGCAGCATGTTCGGCAATCCAAAAGTCTACGAAATTCCAATCAAGGTCTTTTGGCATCGAGGCCTCGCCACGATAATAGCGGCATTCGGTTAAAAGTTTTCCGAGTTTACTGATTTTTACGTTTGGCATACTTAATAGTTTTTTGGGGGGTAGTAGAACTTGTTATTTATTTGCCGCGTGTTGGCTTGTTTTTCTCTCGGTGGGCAAGTTATCGTCTCGCAAACAAACACGCAAGAGGCGGGCTTATACGCGCTCACTTGCAAAGATACGAAAAAACGCCGAGACCAGCAAACACCCCCGGCGTCGCTTTCCTGTTAAAACCCATGTTCTTTGAGGTAAGTCTTGAAATAGCGCAAATCTTCATTTGCTGCGCTCATGCGGCTTGGAACGGCAAGGTAATTGCGGAAATTGGAAATGACGTCGTTTATGCAATCGAGGAACTCGCCAGCTTGGGCGTTGCCGTCGAGGTCTCGGAGGGCCTCCATGCGCGGGGCGAGACGTTTGGCGGCATCGAGCACGCACCGAGGGCTGCAATCGAACGTGTAGCCTTGGCTTGAGGCGTAGTTTGCGGCATCAAGGAAGCTCTTGAAATAGCGCGTTGGCTTATTGGTAATGACGGCATACGTTTCTGGGAGGCATGCGATACATGCGCTTGAGCCGATTTTGTTGTAGAGGGTTGTCGTGAGGTTCATAATTGTTGGGAATAATGGGGCGGCCTGCGCCGCCCCGGGTTCTAAAATTGAATTGTGTAATCTGAATCGCCGTTGAGGAGGCGTTTGGCTGTGCGACGAATGTGGTTGAGGAGGAGGTCGATGCCATCGTGGAGGTCAGGGAAAACTTCGATTTTGCTCCACCCAAAAGAGTGCGGCGAGGTGTGGCGGACGGCAATTCGGGAATTGCCGAAGGCGAAGAAGATGCTAAGACTGAAGACAATGTTCACTTCCTCGTAGGAAACCTTTCCCGTACTCTCGTCGTAGTTGCGGCCAAGGATATGGATTTGGAAGGGTTCGTTGACCTTCTGTCTGTCGATGAAAGCGTTAAAAGCGGCCTTGTCGACGTTTGCTTGTGCGTAAGTTGCCATTGTTGCTGTTTTGAGGGTTAAGCATCGGGTTCGTTCCCGAATGCGTCGCAAAGTACGCAACTTTATCGGTGACACGCAAGTAGATAAGTGAAGATAACGCACTAAAACTTATCTATTTAGCTTCATTTAGCTTTTTGCCGTCTTCTTCCCCGGCGGCCGCATCGTCGGCACCGCGCCGCGTGTAGAGCACCTCCACGCGCTCGATTTGGCATTTGCGGCCGCTGTAAGGCTCGCCATCGGCCACGTGACGATTCCACAGATGGTTCACCCCACAACCGATTTGCCGCGCCGTAAACAGCCCGTAAATCGCCGCTAACGACGAGAAGAGGTAGTCCACCTGCTCCTTGCCGCTCTCTGGCGGCTCGAGGAACCTCACGCGATAGGCAATTCTCGCCCCCAGCTTGGAGGAGCACTTCGCCTCGTTGAATTTTTCGTTCATAGTTTTCGTCTTGGAACTGGGCCTTTGGTTGGAGGCGAAATCCCGCCAAGACCCAAAAGGCGGTTTGCCTCGCGTGCGCACGCACGCATTGAAAACTTTAGTTTTCTTTATATACTTTACTTTACTTTACTTTGTGGGATTTCTGTCGCGGAAACCCCACCACTGCTGTAGTTTCTGTCGCGGAAACTACGCGACTGCCCGCTTAAAAGCCGCAGAAACCCAAATTTTTATCGATTTTGCTGGTACCTTTTTTCGTCAAAGAAATGCCCAAATTCTGCGTTTTTGCCCCGAAGTCTGCCGTTTTTTGAGGCCCTCGGGAATAAAATACGCGAGAACTTGGGCACTCCTTGAGTTTCTGTCGCAGAAACTACGGCAGTGGTGTAGTTTCTGTCGCGGAAACCCCTATTTGTTGGTAAGCGTTCGTACAACAGTCCGCGATGGCAAGATGGGGTTCGCCTTATAAATCGGCAATCTCGTGGTTAATGTGGCAAATCTCGCGGCGGAAATGCCGTATGCGCTCCTCGCAATGCATTATGAGCTCCGCGCGGAAAAGGGAGACAATCCTTTCCAAATCTGTCGGATGCCCGCCCGCGCTTTTTAAGAGATTCATATTGTACTCCATCTCGTTAATCTTGTCTTCGAGGTCGTCGATTTGAGACTCCAACTCTCGGAACCTTTTTATTTGTTCTTGCGTCATGACTTGAGGAATCTTTTGGGTTGAATTCTCGTGTGTGAGGCCCGGGAGGGCTTTGCGTGCGCTATCGAGGATTCGGGTAATTTCGGATTTTATAATTACTATTCGGGGTTTGAGTTAAGAATTTCTCGGTCGAGGGAGTCTTGAATCTCCACGTGCAAGGCATCGGCGAGGTCGTTGAGTTTTACCAGAATTCCAAGGGGAATGTTCTCCCACTCGTCAGCCACGACTGCGATGGCCTTCATCAGTGGCAAGGCGTAGGCCTTGCAATCTTCAAATGTTGTCATTGTTCTTTTGGGTTTGTGGTTTGTTGGATGTTATCGTTCGTTGAGCAGTTGGGACACACACGAGTGTCGAGCTCGTACTCGGAAATTTGGCCGTTCATCATTGCTGCGAAGGCGGCGCATTTCATACAGTTGGGCATAATTGGGGGTTTATTTTGCGCGTGTCGGCCGTTTGCCTCGCAGGTGGAGCAACTCTACCTTTGGCGCGACGAGAGCCGACACACGCGGTTTGTGGAAAGGGTTAATCTAAATCGCAGGCATTGCCGTCCTCATCGAGCACGCGCAGCGTGTAAAGCACCGCTTCGTCCTTGGCCGGGTCGTATGTACCTTCTTTGCGGTAGACCATGAATTGGTCTCCTTGATTCTCCAATTCCGCGTCGTACACGTTGGCGAGGCTACGTATGATGTGCCACCCCGCGTCAGCGGCTGCATTGACGCTTGCGTAATCTTTCAAAGCAATTGTGGTGAGGCACTCATCTTCCTTGGAGACGAAGTCGTTGAGCTCAACATGAAAGACTTGTGGGTTTACAATCTTGAAATATTCCGAAATGAAGTCGCCATTGCCAAAGGCCGCGTTTCTGTAGGCATCACCCTCGAGCAAAGATTTTAGGCATTTGAGTGGAGCTCTAAGAGTCATGTCCGACGCGTTGGCTGTTCCATGAAAAGCGACAACCGCATCTGTGTCATTGAGCTCGAGGTCGATGGTCTCGATTTTTAAGTCTATGGGGTTCATTGTCGCCGAGGCCTTGTCGGACTTATCGTTGCATATCTGGGTGTACTTGAGAGTTTTGCCAGCGAGTTCCACGGCCTTGAAAAGGTTGATTTTTGAAGGAAATTCTGTCATAGTTGTTAGTGAATAATGGATGGTTAAAAATTTGCTTTGATTTTGAGGAGGCCAAGAACCTCGCGGAGCTCGGAGTCGGTGTAGTTCTCAGCAATTTCACGAGACACCCCATTGGTGTTCATCGCGATTTTGATGGCCTGTTCTCGGGTTACTTTGGTTTGTCTGCGTCTCATTGTTGCGTTGGAATAAGTGGGCGACCCGAAGGCCGCCCGAGTTAATCAAAATTGGGTGCGCCAGAATACTTTGGCAAAGCGGCGAAATTCGCAATATTGCGCGGTGCTGTCTTGGATTTGCGGGAGCTGTGATGCTTGTTTCTGGGAGATGTTGAAGTCAGAACTGAGGCGCACGTGATATCCGCCATCCTCGCTTTCCTTGGCGACGATGAAGTATTTTTGCTTGCCCGTACTCTCGTCGGTTAGGAGGATGGCTCCTGCGATTTCATTTACAAATCCGTAAATGCTGCGCTTTGTCTTGATGGGTTGGAAATCTTGTCTCATTGTTGCGGTTTTGGGGTTAAGTATCGGGTTCGTTCCCGAATGCGTCGCAAAGGTAAATTAAGTTTTCGGGAAAAACTCAATGTTTTGGAGTAAAATCGCGGATTTTATCTCTATTTAGCTTTACCGCATCAAATAGCTAAATAATAACTAAATAAAAATTTTGTGGTGATTATATTGTAATCATTTGAAAAATTCGTATATTTGCGCGAAAATAACCCACTTATTTTATAACCGCGATTATGAAAGTAAAAATCTTAGCAGCCTTGAAAACCAAGTTTGAAGGGGTTCAAGACTCGATTCTCGGTCGGGTCGCAGACAAGCTATTGTCTGGCGGCAAGGTCACAAAAGACGAGGACATCGCCACAGCCGTTGCCGGGGTGACGTTCCAACAAGTTCTTGAATACTACGGCGACAGCCGCGCAGCCGAAGCCTCAACCACGGCTGTGCGCAACTACGAGTCGAAGTATAAAATCAAGGACGGCAAAAGCACAGAGGGCGTTGATGCCCCGGCTAATAAGCATCAAGATATTGTCGACAATGACGCCAACAAAGGTGGAGGCGACGACAATGACAAAATCCCTGCTTGGGCGCAGGCTCTCATCGATGGCCAAAAGGCTGTTAACGACCGCATATCTGCCTTTGAGAAAGGGAGAACCACCGAATCACGTCGCAGCAGACTCGACGCCGTGCTATCAAAACTGCCCGAGACTTTGCGCAAAGCCTATTCTCGCACACCCGTCGAGACGCAGTCCGATGAGGAGTTCACTGCGCTATTGGCCGATGTGACAAACGAGGTGTCGGAAATCGAGCGTTCTGCCCGAGCCTCTGGCGCAGTCATTGGCCGCCCACTCAACTCGGTGAAGACGACCATCGCTTCAGGAGGCAATACTCCCAATGCCGTCGAACCCACCGATGCCGAGGTAGATGCTGTTGTTGCCAAGCTCAACATTTAATCCTCCAACCGATTCTTTAACCGATTTTTAACCCACTAACTCGACAGAAAATGCCTACCGCAAGTCTCAACCGCGAGAAGATTGATGTTAACGATGGCCTCGACTCCATCGTCGTGGTGCAATCTCTCTCCGAAATCCCCGGCGGCCGCACTCTCGACGTTTCGGCTGTTGCAGACTCCGTGACCTCTATCAAGAGCGGTCACGTGCTCGTCATCGACACCGAGACCAAGGCCGTATCGCCCCTCGCAATCACTGATGGCGCATATGTTGCTCTGCCCAGCGGCAAAGCCTACTGCGGCGTTCTAAAGGCCTCCGTCCTCAAACGTGACCCTCGCGCCTCCATTATCACCGCGGGCCAAATCAACGTAGCAGCCTCGCCAGCCCCCGTAACGGAGGCAATCAAGGCCGCACTGCCTCGCATTGAGTGGCTCTACGAGTAATCTACCATTCCTTAACCGCAAAATTAATTAACTCAATGTTAGCATCACTCTTTTCTGAATACGTTGACAAATACTTCTCTCGCGTTATCGGCAAGATTGTGGAGAAGTTCAACGGCAAGACCAAGGAGACTCAGCTCCTGCACAAGACCATGCTCACAGAGGAATACTCGGCAGACCTCAAATGGGGAGCTACCGAGCTGAACCACTCTGTTGTCGCCGCCGACGTGGTGGCCCTCGACTCGCCTCTCCCCCTTAAGAAGCGCGACCGCGTGAGCAACGCCACGGGCGACCTTCCCAAAATTGGCGTGAAATACCGCAAGGGAGAGAAGCTGCTCTCCGACATCAATGTTGCCAAGGCTCGCAACGCAGACGAGGCCACGATTGTTGCTAAAATCTTCGATGACACCACCAAGGCCATTAAGTCGATGGACGTCACCAAAGAGATTCTTTTCCGTCGCGGCCTTTCTACGGGCCAGCTGCTTGTGACTGAAGACGACAACGATGGCACTGGCGTACGTGTGTCGTTTGGCTATAAGGAAGACCACATCTTCCATTGCCTTGGCACCCCGTGGCTCGGCACTGCTCCTACACCTCAAGATGACCTCCAGCAAATGTTTGACAAAGCCGAGGAAGATGGCAACACCATCGGCCACGTCTACCTCACCAAACGCTACTTTGATGCCTTCCGTCGCTCTGACCAAGGCAAGTTGCTGGCTGCCAACTACAACAAGCAGGTGGTAACCGACAAGTCTCTGCTCCCCGTTCCCAGCCGTGCTGCCTTCACCGAGGCCCTCAATGATGAGTATGGTGCTGAATTCCATCTTGTAGTGGGTACTCTCAAAGTGCAAAACCCCGACGGCTCGGAAAAGGCCGCAGATGCATGGCGTGAAGCCAACATCGTCGGCGTTCCAGAAGAAGTCGTTGGCCGATTGGTATACGGCACACTCGCCGAGGAGACCAATCCCGTCTCTAACGTCGCCTACCAAAAGGCTGGTAGCCACGTTCTGATTGCCAAGTATTCCAAGACAGACCCTCTGGAAGAGTTCACCACTGCGCAGGCCCTCTGCCTCCCCATCATCGACAATGCCGATGGCATCTATGTGCTTCACGCAGATGCCGCAGATGCCGCCGAGGATGAGACCCATGCCGCAGAAGACGCTCAACTCGAGCTCGAGCCTGCCGCCGAGGAAACCACCACAACCGCTAAAAAAACGTCGAAATCATAACTGAGGTATGACGACATTAGACTCCCTCAAGGCGATTAACGCGTACCCTGTGCCGCTGCGAGTATTTCACGAGCTCGCAGTGCGCAGAGGGCTGCCGCTTTTAGACGAGGCCACACAGGACACGCTACTTAGCAAGGCATACAGCCTCGCAAAGGCCGACGTGTTGATGTGGCTGGCCTATGCGCCCAATATTTCGCAAGGAGGGCAGTCTTATTCCTTTAGCGAGGAACAGAGAACGCAGCTCCGAAACGAGGCCTACAAGCTCTATGCGGCTTTCGACGAATCCGAGACTATAACCAAGCCCATCTACGGATATAAAGGGACACGGCTATGATTATCGTAAACGGCTACATCCAACCCAAAATCAAGGTTCAAGAGTCGATGCCCGTCATTGACCCGGCTACGGGATTTCCTCGTAAAGAGGCTATTTCGGCGAGTTGGGGCGACAAGCTCGACTGTCAAGTCATTGCCAATAACCTCAATGCCCTTGCTCGGGTATTGGGCGAGGCAAAGACTGAGCAGTCCTATACCATCTTGCTGGAGGCGCAGCCTTTCCCATATGAGGAGATTGCTTTGTATGACGCCGAAGGCAACATGGTAGGAGAGTTTTCGATAATTTCTGCGACCCTCTTGGAGGCTGTCGGTCAGCTAAAATTGATTATCTAATCAACTTGATGAGGCCATGCCAATAGTTCCGCTAAACAATCCAATAGACCACGCCGTTGGCAATCTTATAGCCGACGTGCGCAGAGCTATTCTCTACAATCTTCAGTATGTTGGAGAACGTTGCGTCATTGAGGCTCGGCAAAACGCCAACTTCATAGACCGCACGGGCAACCTCCGTTCTTCGCTGGGATATGTCATTGTAGAAGATGGCCGGGTTGTGACAACGGGCGGTCTTTCCGCTACTAAAGGCGGTGGAGAAGGCGTCTCGGAGGGCCGTAAATTCCTCTCTGACGTGGTTTCCGAGTTCCCTCAAGGCATCGTGCTCGTATGTGCCGCGGGCATGAAATACGCGGCTTATGTCGCTGCTAAAGGCTACAATGTTGAGGACAGCGCGGAGCAACTCGCTCAACGCTTAGTTCCCAAGCTCATAAAGCAGCTTGGACTGAAAGGCAACTAATCGAAGATACAATGGCTAAAACTGCAAAACAGATACAAACGGACGTCTACACGCTCCTCCGCAATAGCACTCTTGCCCGCGCTCTTTCCGGCGAAGTCTATCGCAAAGGCTATCGCCCTCGCGACAGCCGACTTGAGGACGCGGTCGTCACGTTCACGACGGGGCTCCCCGACCAAGTGCAAACGGGAGTCGTGACAATCAACATCTTCGTTGCCGACATTACCCCCTATGGTAATGGCGTGTATGTGGAAGATGGAGAGCGCACGTCGCAGGTTGAGGCCCTCGCCCAATCGTGGGTCGCCTCGTTGAAGGCCAGCATCTCGGGCTATCGGTTCAAGCTGCAACAAACCATCTATACGGAAGCCGAACCAGAAATAAACCAGCATTTCGTTGTAATCAAGCTCGTTTTCAGCTATTTCGGTGGCGATTTCGACAAGGTTAGGCTCCCTGACACCAACTGATTTTTTAACCACTTAATCCTCTACTTCAATGTCAATTTTATCATGGGGCCAGCCCAAAATTGAAACCACCCCCTCGGTGAGTGGCGAAGCACCTGCAAGCGCAGCTTGGAAGGAGCTCCCCGTCCCCAAAGAGGACTCCACTCAGTTGAACCCGACCAAGGGCACGGAGAAAACGGCAACGCAAGAAGGCGGCGAGATTGTCGATGTTCGCTACGGCAAGACCACCTTTGAGCTCGTTTGGGAGAACTTCGTCAAGAAAGGCGAGGCTCGTCCCTTCGAAGACGAAGACGGAGTCATCGCAGGCGAGCACGCTTTTCGCATCACTCCCGAAGACGACGAGTGTGAGGGCATTCTCATCGACCGCTCTGTCGTCACTTGCGAAGAGTCGTACACAGCGGCCGATGGCAAGATGCTCAAGTACACGGCCAAATGTCTGAAGCCCAAAGCGGGCAAAGCCGTGAAACGCTACGTAGCCAATTCATCCGAGGACTAATCTCGGGCTTATCCGACAAGGGTCGCCTTTGCGTGGGGGGCGACGCACAAATACCCCACGCTGCTTGGCCGATTAGTTCAGTGGCAGAATCATCTGGTCGCGAGTTCGATTCTCGCATCGGCCTCCAACCATAACGACACATTCATAATGGCAGACAACATTGAAGCAAAGGTCGCACAGACCATCTTACAAAAGGCGGTTGACATTGAAGTCGGCAGCAAAACATACAAGGTCGCGCCCCCGAGCGTTGCCACGATTATCATGGTCTCAGAGTACGTGGCCACATTGCCCAACGTCCGTCTCGACGAGGCGAACGCTCTGGAGGGCGTGCTCGCTGTTGCCAAAGACTGCTCTGCGATTGGCGACATCGCAGCCATCTTGGTGCTGGGAGCAAAGGGCATCTCTGCACGGATTAAGCGCAAAGCTAAGGTGCGAGTTCCGTATTTGTGGGGGCTGTTGCACCGAAAACGCGAGGTTGTCGTGGAAGAAGTCGTCGACAAAAAGGCCATTTTGGCAAAGGAGCTCCTTGAGGAGTATGGCCCGACGGAACTATATCGACTCATCTACCAAATCCTAAATCAAATGCAGCTTGGAGATTTTTTCGGTCTTACCACTTTCCTCTGCGAGATAAATCTGACGAAGCCGACGAAAGTGGAATGACGGACAGCATCTGGGCGGTCGTAGCGGGCGTTGTAAAGGCTCTCGGGCTGCAAATCGATTATGTGCTTTACGAGATGTCATACGCCAATCTCACCCTCTACAGCGCAAGCCTGCCGACGTATTCCAAACCCAAGAAGGACGCCGGGGCTGGCAAATCGGAGGAAAAGGACATCATAAAAGCTGACGACCCCCAAAATAGAGAGCTACTCAGAAAAATTATAGACCAGAGCTAACACTAATAAAACAAGCATGGAAATAAGCAACGGCAGACAATACTTCGGGGTCGGACTCGACCTTGCACAACTACGCCAAGGAGCGGCAGAGGCGAAAAGTCAACTACACAGTATCGGCGAGCAGGCTTCAGCCGAGGGTGCCGCTATCGATTCAGCGTTGAATAAGATTGGTGTTACTCTTGGAGGCATCTTTGCCGCCGAAAAGATTAAGGGATTCGTAAGCCAAGTGATGAGTGTGCGTAGCGAAATCGAGAATCTACAAATCTCATTTACCACTCTTCTTGGCAGCGAAGAGAAGGCCAACAAAATGTTCACCGAGATTCGCCAATTCGCAGTACAAACCCCGATGATGCTAAAAGACCTCGCAGCAGGAGCGCAGACCATGCTGGCATTCAACATCGAGTCCGAAAAGGTGATGCCGATTCTAAAATCCATTGGAGATATTTCAATGGGTGATAGCCAGAAATTCCAATCGCTCACGCTTGCGTTCTCGCAGATGTCGGCGACGGGCAAACTCATGGGACAAGACCTCTTGCAAATGATTAACGCAGGATTTAACCCTCTTTCTGTAATTTCTCAGCAGACGGGCAAGAGCATCGGGGAGTTGAAAGACGAGATGTCACAAGGAGCGATTACAGCCGATATGGTAACGCAAGCCTTCATCGCTGCGACCTCTGAGGGCGGCCAATTCTACGAAATGTTGGAGAAGATGAGTCACGGCCTGCAAGGTTCGATGTCAAACCTTCAAGGAGCAATCGACGACGCAATGAACGAGTTGGGCGAGAACCTGCAGGGGACATTTGTGGCCTCGATAGATTTTGCGACCACAGCTGTCAAAAACTTTGACACTCTGCTTACCGTAATATTGTCACTCATCGCTGCCTACGGAACGTATAAGGCCGCGCTTATGGCGAACACGGCCGTCGAATCCCTCATGGCGAATGCGAGTGCAGAGCGCATGGCCGCAATGGAGGCAGAAATAATGGCCATCGGCACAAAAACAGAGCAGGAAACATTGGCCGCTGACGCAGACATCACCGCTGCAGTTGCCAGCGGCCAACTCACCACCGCGGAAGGATTGCACCTCCTTGCCCTCAAGCAAGAGGCTGCCGCACGCGTCGCAGCTCTCGCCATTGCTTCAAAGCAGGCCTCAGCAGAGGCCGCTGAGGCCACCGCTATTGTCGCAGCTACCAAGGCAAGGGTAGCTGCCTCTGTTGAGAACTTAAAGGCCGCAGAAGCTCGCCTCGTGGCGGCCCAACAATCGGGCGACATGTGGGCAATTGAAGCGGCGGCCGCGGATGTTGAAACTGCCGCAGAGGAGCGCAATGCGGCAGTTAAAGAATTGAACGCAGCAATCGCCGCTGAGGTTGCCGCTAAAAAGGCCGCTGACACGGCCGCCACCACTGCAAACACCGCTGCGCAAGAGCTTAATACCCTTAGCGTTAAGAAAGGCACTGCCGCTATGGGTATCTTTGAAACGGCCGTTATGTCGCTTAGGAAGGCGTTGGCCGCATTGTGGGCTACAATGACTAAACATCCCGTAGCATTAGTCATTGCCGCCCTCGCCGCCCTCGCCGTGGCCATTTATAGGGTCACCCAAGGTACTAAAGAAGTGAACGTCGAGCAGCAAGCCTTGGAGGACATCGAGGCAAAGGCGAGCAGCGCAATCCAAGAGGAAAAGACTAAACTCGAGGCCTTGAATAATATTCTGCACGACAACACTGCAAAACTCAGTGCGCGAAAAAAGGCACTCGCAGAGATTCAAGAGATTGTTCCTGACTACCACGCATCTCTCACAGCCGAGGGTAAACTCATAAACGATAACTCTGATGCGCTCGACCGCTACGTTGCATCAATGTTGAGGGCTGCTAAGATTGCCGCAATAAAAGAAGAGTTAACCGCCTCCTACAAGGCGGTCGTAGAGCACGCGAAGGCCATCAAGGACGAATCTGACAACGCCAATATCTTTGGAATACCTCTCGGAGGCAAAGAAGCACGAGCTCGCATGGCCGATAAAACAAAAAAATGGTATGAAAGCATCGTAGGCGACCCATTGAGAGGCATCAAGACTATGTCCGACGGAAAAACGGGCTATCAGGTTTATCCACAAATATTAACAGCGAAGGATACTGATGGTTTGTCGGATGAACAAAAGAAGCTCATTTCTGCGCTGGAGACATATCAGGCGATGAGTAATATTTATGAGCAAATCGTAGCAGAAGATGTTGAAAGCAAGTCTCGCCCAGCGACCAAACCGAAGGCTTACTTAACGGAGGTGGCCGAGAAACGCAAAGAATTAGAAGAAGCAAACGCGGAGTTGAAGCGGTTACAAACGAGCGCGACTGCTACCACCGAAGAAGTGCAAAGCGCACAAAAACGAGTCGAAACCGCAAAAAAGAAACTTAAGGAGCTGGGCATCAATGCTGACTCGGAGGCCAAATCTTCCGCCCGAGGAGCTAACGTCGCTTCTTCAAATTCAGACATGCTGAATAGCGAGGCGGCCAATCGCCGTCAGCAGACCGAGGCCTACACCCAACAGCTCGCCGACCAGACAAAAGATTCTGAGTTCGAAATTGAGCAAGCACGCATCGATGCCATGAAAGACGGACTCGAAAAAACACTCGCCCAAAACGAACTCAATTACAACAAACTTGAAGAACAGAATAAACGCCGTTTGCGAGACATGCTCGACGCTCTGGCTGACCAGCAAATGCGAGACATGGAGGATGAAAATCCCCATGTATTCAAACGCCAAAACTCCGATGGCAAATGGGAGGATGCCCCGGGCGCACGAGCTGCGGCATATAAGTCCCTGCGAGACTCAATGACTATCGACTCGCTCCCCGACGGCCAAAAGAGAATCATCGAGGAATATTCTCGCATTGCCTCGGATATTCGAGTCCGGGGAGAGAAGGAGGCCCTCAAACAAATGTTGGCCGACGTAGAAACCTATGAGCAAAAGCGCAATGATGTGATTGAGGAGTATCAGCGCAAGCGTGAAAGCCTCTACACAAAGGACGAGAGTGGTAATATAACCTTGCGCAATGGCGTCACTCAAGGAAATGTCGATGAGTTGAGCCGCAACGAGGAAGAAGCCCTCAAGTCCATAGATGAGCAGTTCGCCTCGCGCGAGGCCGAGTACCAGTCGTGGTGCAACGCCATCGGCAATCTCTCGTTAAAGCAATTGGAAGTTGTACTCAAAAACGCGAAGGCAAAACTCGACGAGCTGAAAGCAAGCGGCAAGGCCACTGGTGCTCAGTTGGCCGTTGCTCGCGCCAAGGTTAGCAAAGCAGAAGACGCCGTAAAGAAGGCCAAGGGAGATGCAGAAGTATCCCCCAATAAACGCTCCATCAAGGAGTGGGAAGACCTTTATAAGACTCTAAACGACGTGCGTTCCGAGTTCGAGGAAATCGGAGAAACTATAGGAGGTGTTGTCGGCGACATTATCAAGGAGTGCGGCCAGATGACAGCATCAACTCTGCAGATGATTAACGGCATCAAAACCTTGGTTTCGAATTCTTCGAAAGGAATCGAGGAAACTTCGGAAGTTGGCAGTAAAGCCATCCAATCATTGGAGAAAGCCTCCGTGATTCTGACTATTATTTCCTCTGCAATGCAATTAGCTATGGCGATAGTCAATCTCTTCAACAACGACGACAAAAAGCAAGAGGAAATTGACGCACTCCAGCAGCGTATCGACCAACTGCAATGGGAGCTGGACAATGCCGATGCTCTTCGTTCACAGAAGACCTTGCAAGCGGGTTCTTACCTCCAGACTGTAAAGGATGCTCTCGCCAACACTCGCCAAGAGATGCTCAAAACAGCGCAGACTGCTCAAGGCATGTGGGGCCGCATTAGGGCCTACACCAAGAGTATAAGCTCTGATAGCGTATTGCTTAAGAAGACGGCCAATGAAATCGCGACTGCTTATGGCAACATGAAGTACACTGCAGACAAGGCATTGGGTGCCGCCAAGTACGATGACTCTAAGGCTCAGCTGGAGAATATCGCCAAGCAGCAAATCATGATTCAAGAGCAAATTCAGAAGGAACGCTCGAAGAAGGACTCGGACAGCGATGCCATCTCTGAATATGAGCAGAAAATAGTGGAATTGGGCCAAGATGCACTCGAAATCATCAACGACATGATGGAGGAGATTATTGGCGATACCTCAACGGGCATTGCCGAGACGCTCTCCGACGCGTTCTTCGATGCGTTTGAGGCCGGGGAAGATGCGGCCGAGGCATGGGGCGATGCGGTCAACGACATCGTCAGCGACATCCTCAAAAATATGATGGTGTCGAAATACCTCGAGGAGCCGCTGGGAGAGTTGTTTGACAAATACAAGAAGAAGTGGTTCCCCGATGGGCAGTTTACGTCTCTTGATGCGGTGATGAGCTCCATGAACGACTTTGCCAACGACCTAAACGCGGAACTCGACAACTTTCAAGCTGTAATGGATGCGCTGCCAGACGACCTCAAGCAGTATTTTATTGGCGAAATCGATGACCGCGAGGCATCGGAAGGCAGCATTGCTACAGCATCGCAAGAGAGCATTGATGAGCTGAACGGCCGGGCAACTGCTATTCAAAGCCACACGTATTCCATCAATGAACTCACGAAGAGCTTAGTTCACAATTCTTCGGCCATTCTTGCGTCTGTGATGAATATCGAAAGCTATACCAACAGCATGGCGCAGGAGCTTTCGAATGTTCGTACAGACCTCACGCACGTTAGGGCCGCATTGTCGGACATTCAGTTGAAAGGCATCAAACTCACTTAAATCATTAGCGCAATGAAAGATATAATCAAGCAAATTCACGAGCAGGCACAGCTGCTCGGGCAATGCGGCAAGTTTACAGGGAATGAGGACTTAAACGGGCTGATTGAGCTGTTCCGCTCACCGCAAGGAGAAGAGTTTTGCCTTAAACATCAATTCCCATCGCTCAACACGTTTGCGATGTTTAAGCCCTTCAATGTTCATGAAAAGGGCGTTTTTATCAACTTCGGCGGGCTCGTTATTTCAGACAAGCGTCAAGTCGTACTTGTGGGCCGCACCTCAGCCACAATTAACTGCACGGAGAATGTCCGCTATGAGATACTGCTGCTGCATGGAGCTAAAGCGGTGGTTAATGCGCACAATTGGGCCGTCGTGGCCATCCATGCCGGGAAAGGCTGTGAAGTTATTAAAAACGTTTCGGGTAACGCAGTTGTGCTATGATGACGGGCAGGCTCTATATTGACGACGTTGATGTGTTTTCGGAATACGGCGTCTATATCGTTGACGAGGGGTATAATGAACTCGTCGCGTTCCCTCCGCTCAAAACTCCGACCTGCAACGATTGGCAAGAGGAGGACGGAGTGGAGGCCGACCTCTCCGCGCCCATTCTTGACACCAAGGAGGTCTCCGTTAAGTTTGCCGTTTCGGGGCTTTACGGCGACATTTTTGGCCTAATAAATCAGCTAAGCGACGAGGCCTACCACACCTTTCGATGCGTTGAAATTGGGCGAACGTTTCGCCTTCGTATGACGCAGATGTCGTCGCTCGACACCGCTAAACTTCTCGGCTTCTTTACAATTAAGTTCGCTGACGATTTTCCTCCAGAGTTGGAGTCTGAGGATTTTGATGCAGAACCGCTATCGAAAGTCGTACCCGACGACTCTTATACGATTGATGGCCGCGCCTTCACCGACTTTGGCGTGCGAGTCCTTGAAGGCTCCTTGTCGGAGGTGCTGAAGCAGCCGCAGGTTAAGTCAAACTTGCTCCGCAACATAGCGACGCTGCCGGGAGCAATTTACGACCCCGAAATTGTAACCTACAAGAGCAAGGATGTCAAGTTAACTTGCCTCGCTCGCGCCTCTGACCTTGAAACGCTCTGGCACAACCTCGACTGCCTGCTGTATGCGCTGACTCGCCCCGAGGAGAGGAAGCTGGGCGTTGCTGAGGTAGAGAGCGAGTTCGCTTTCTACTACAAGTCTTGCTCGGTCTCCGAGTTTGAGCCGACGTGCGAGCCGTGGCTCAAATTCTCACTTACCATAGTCTTTACCCAGACTTGCCGCATTGGAGATGACGACTGTGTCCTCTCGGCGGAGAACGGAGCGGTTTTCTTTACAGAGGACGCGGAGTACGCGATTGATATGCGTCCCATGAATAGCTAAATTAACCCCTAAACCACAGCTTATGAAAAAAATTAAAGTTTCCGAATTAGCCCAGACGGACAGCCTTGAGGGGCTCGTCGTTTTGGGCGTTAATAGCAATAACGAATCCACCAAGGTCTCGCTTGAGTTCATTGGTCAACAAGTTGAAGCCTCAGTCTCCAGCGCAAATGACTCTGCAAAGTCTGCCTCGGCCGCTGCTGCAACTGCTATGGCTGCCGCCAACGACGCTACAACTGCAGCCAATTCAGTAAATTCTGCGGTCAACACTGCAGCCGCAGCCACAAGCGCAGCCACTGCTGCCGCCGCAGACGCTACGTCGGCCGCCACGGCTGCAAATCTTGCCGCCAGCGACATTGCGGCCCTCGACCAGAGCCAAGTCGCATTGCTATGCGTGTTCGATGGTTTCATTGACAGCGTGGGCGACCGCTCGTTCTATAACGGCGGGGGGCTTAGCGTCGATACGGAAGGAGGCGGCATCTACTTCTGTACGGGCAAGGGCACATTCGTCGGGGTCACCGATGACAATTGGAGCACTTATTGGTCGACCTCGCAAGTGCTCAAAGACTGCGCCAGACTTATGAATAACATGGATAAGCGTTTGTACGTCAGCAATGGTCTAATATATCGCTATACTGACGGCCGCCTCGAGAACCTAAGCGATTGGCAGTCTGCCATTGATTCATCTCTCAACGCTGCCATCGAAGGCACTATCGCGACCAACATCTCAACCGCTGTGGCCACGGGCAAGACCGACCTTTTCAACAGCGACCTTAAGTACCGCGTGAATAAGATTGCATTCGTCACTGTCAATAATGCTAATAAGCTTCGCTATTACGGCGGCACATGCGGCACAACTTCTACTTATTGGACAGTGGATATGCCATCGTTCTTCAAGTATGCGACCGGGGACGCAATTGCTGGCACAACCGACTATCCCACAAAGAAGGGCCTTTATGTGAAGTATGCTGGCGTTAGCAACGGCATCTGCACGTTCTATCATACCACATCAGCTGCGCTGGCAGACGAGGCCTACGTGCACACAGACAACAACTTCACCGATGCCCACGTTTTGAAGTTGGCGAATTTGCCCGTTTACGCCGGGAAAAGTATCCGCTGTAAAACTATCTTTGCACTGACGACCGACTCGACGTCTGACGCGATTGCTACGGCCCTGACCTCATATGACTCCGCCAACTCCGACGGCAGCGACGTGGGCGACGGAACTACGTTGACCAGAGCCGACTTGCTGGAGATTACCCGCAAAGGCTATTGGCTATTTGACGAAGAGACGAATGCCAAGGTGCAGGTGCGCTATGATGGCGTGGCCTTTAGTTTCATTGAAATTTCCGTCGAGGCTTATAACAAATTGCCGCAATTGCGATATGTTTCCATTAAGGCCAACGAAGATGGCACTTTCGAGTGCGTGCGTGCTGGCATGACTCGGCGCATAGCTTACTACGAAGAGCTCTCAGCCGCGGTATCTTCCATGAATACCGCCCTGCAAGCCCTATCGGAGAAGATTACAGCATTGGAGAACAGAATCGATGCGCTGGAGGGAAACTCGTAATATGCATCGCTAAAAACGTACGAGAATGAAGATTTATGACTCAAACGGCCTCGTTATCATCGACATTGAAGTCGACGATACGAGCTATCGCTATCGCGCAATTAAGGGCGACCACAATGTCACTTTGCGCTATTCTCTGGCCGAGCACGTAGAGTTGCCTATCGGCTCTTACATCGACTACCAAGGTTGTCGCTATACCCTTGAACGCCCAGAGGACTTCAAGATGAACAACAATCGCAATTTCGAATATACCGTTGTATTCCAATCTCCCGAGTATGGGGCGAAGATTTGGAAGTTTCGCAATCCCGTAGACGGCCGCCTTAAATTTCCTCTGACGGCAAAGCCTAAAGAGCACCTACAGATGTTCGTAGACAACATGAATCGCCGAGATGCGGGCTGGGAAGTGGGCGATTACGTAGACGGCAAGGAGGTGCTCATCAGCTACGACCACGACTACTGCATCGATGCGCTGGAGAAGATGGCCTCTGAACTTAGCACGGAGTACTACTTCGACGGCAAGGTCGTAAGCCTTGGCAAGCTGGAGCGCAACAAAGACAATCCACTTGCGCTGAGCTATGGCAAAGGCAATGGTTTTAAGACGGGCGTGTCTCGCTCTAACACGAATGAGCAGCCGCCGACAGAGATTCTATTCGTCGAGGGCGGCTCCGATAATATCGACCGTTCTAAATACCCGCCTTTGGAAGAAGAGGCTGTTCGTGCTGCGAGCAGTGGAGACCTACTGCTCCCACGCAACGCTCAATTGCAATATGATGGCGAGTATTTCGAAGACGAGGAAGGCTTTGATGCCGACAGCGCACGCACCTACATTTCCGACGACCTCGGGCTATCTATCCGTCGGCTCGACAAGGAGATATCATCGGCGGCCGAGGACTCTATCGATTGTTCGTCCATCTACCCAAAGCGGGTCTGCAGCGTTTCCGAGGTCGTTGCAGTGGATGTTGACAATAATTTCTACGACATCATTGACCCAACCATCCCCGCGTCCCTTGACTTTAACGACTACATCATCGGCGACAATAACATGACAATCGTTTTCCAGTCTGGAATGCTTGCAAGTCGCGAGTTCGAGGTGAAGTATATTCACAATGAGACAAGCGTCAGAGGCGAAACTAAGAAGGCTCGTCGGTTTGAAATCGTGCCGCAAGAGTATGATGGAATCACGATGCCCGGGGATTGTTTCTTGCCCGCGGAGGGCGACGAATTCGCCGTTTTCAACGTGATGCTTCCGCAGGCATACATCAACGCCTACTCCGAGGAGAGTCCCGTTAAGGAGGGCGCGGAGTGGGAGATGTTTAGGGCGGCTGTTAAGCATCTCTATGACGCCGAGGAGCAACACTTCACCTTCTCTGGCACGTTGGATGGCCTTTGGGCTAAGAAGGATTGGGACAATATTGGCGGACGCATCGTATTGGGCGGATATGTTCTGTTTTCGGATAAGAATTTCGAGAGGCAAGGTGTACGTGTACGCATCGTCGGCATAAAGGATTACATTAACAATCCCCACTCGCCAGAGATTGAACTCTCGAATTCGACTATCAGCACATCTGTGAGCACTACTCTAAAGGAGCTTGCAGCGGAAGAAGTCTTGATAGAGGCGAATCACCAAAGTGCATTGCAGTTTACACGAAGGCGTTTCCGTGATGCAAAGGAAACCATGTCGATGCTCTCCGCCGCTCTCCTCAGCAACTTTACAGAGGGGATATCTCCAATTACGGTGCAGACCATGCAGATGCTTGTCGGGGACGAGTCTTTGCAGTTTCGCTTTGTCGATTCCGTCGAAGACCCACATGAAGTGGCCTACAACATAACTTATGACTCGGAAAAGAAAACCCTATCGTTTCCCGAAGGACTCCTGCAGCATCTGACGCTGGGCATAAATACTCTATCAAGCGACCACACCGCGGATGAGTATCTCTATTGGTACATGCCCGCTACTGAAACGGCGGAGCTCACGGATGGCTCGGCCAAGTATTATGTTTATGCCAAAGTCCAGATTTATGATAAAACGAAACAAGCTCGCGGCATAGGCGCGTTCTTCTTGTCAGAGACGCCTAAAGCTATCGACTCTGAGGAGGGAGCATATTATCTGCTCGTAGGCATCCTCAACAGCGAATACGAGGGAGACCGCAGTTTTGCCCCACTCTACGGCTATACGGAGATACTTCCCGGCCGCATAACGACAGACTCGATTGTGTCAAGCGGAGGCGACAGCTATTTTGACATGAAGAATAACGCCATGAAGCTCGGCGACAGAATGAAGTTTAACGAAGATGGGACTGGGCAGCTTGTTCTCCAAGGGACTATGGTGCAGAGCTCAAGTGGCGCAACAGCTCCGCTTCCTTGCTATCGTGGCATTTATAATAGTTCGTATACTTACTTCGCCGGGGATACTGTTGTCTTTGCGATAGACGGCCTCTTCTCTTTGTACCAATGCGTGCAGCAGTGTTCTGGAATAGACCCGACGCACAGCCTATATTGGGCCATCCAAGCCAGCGCAGGCACCCCCGGGGGGCCGGGAGAGAATGGCCTCGGTACGTGCATTGCGTACTGCTATGCTTTGACTCAGCCAAAAACTCCGACAGATACGTCGATTGTGCCCGCGGGGTGGGCTGACACGCCCGACAGAGAATCTTTTGAAGTGGAGCATTCTGGAGACTGGACTCTGAAGGAAGGCTACTACGTCAGCTCGGCGGTTGAGGACGACCAGATGACAACTCAGCGCATGACGTTTGCCACAACGAAGCCCAATCAGCGTATCTTCATAGAGGCAAGAGTCTCTTCAGAGGCGAAATTTGACTTCCTTCTTCTCGGTAGACTTGACACTGACGGGTTGTCGCGGACGGAGAATTACGCTGAGCGCATCAGCGGGGCTGATGTTAGTGCAGTTTGGGTCGTTGACATACCAACGGCCGGGTCTCACTTCATAGATATTGCCTACGCTAAGGATGCGTCGACGGCAGCAAACGGCGACTTTGGCAAGTACCGCATCATCGTTGTAGACAGATGCTGGCTCACCTTCGGGGCAATTAATACGGAGGGAGCGGTATTCGCATGGACTGAGCCGCAGCAATTCGCCGCCGACACAAAAGTGGAAGAGCGCGTTTATCTCCGAATGTACGGTGATAGCGAGCCTCCAACGCCAAGTTCAGACGCTTATGTTGACGATTTCATTCCAGAGGTCACAGCCGAGGAATACGACTCTTCCAAGACATATAACACGGGAGACTTGTGCACCGGGGCCGATGCGTTTATTTATTATGCCACAAAAGATGGCGTTACGACGCAGCCCGTTACACAGCTCACGCTGACCACCCTGACTGGCTCTACTATAACGTATAAAAAGAACGCGGGATGGGCTCTTTTCTCGTTTAGCTGGACTGATAATCCTCAAGCGGTATCAGCATCGGCTCGCTATCAGTTCGAGGCCGTGAGACGCAAAGAGAATGGTGTGTGGGGCGATTTTCACAAGCCCACGTTGTGGAACAATTACGCATTGGACGGCAAACAAGGGGAAGCTGGCGCGAGCGGGTCGTATTATGAGTTCCGATATCAGCTGTCTGGCGACCCGGCCAATGGCCCCGATGTCTCAGAGACAGAGAGGGAGCCGTCGGGCTGGGACACAAAGATGCCCAGCGAGGTCGGCCTCGGGTACTATATTTGGATGATTGTCGCTAAGATATCGGGAGTGGACAAGACGAAGCTCCTTGAGAATTGGACTAAACCAATCCGCGTATCAGGACAAACGGGTGAATCTGGCAAGAGCCCAGCCTTGGTCTATCGTGGCCAGTGGGACTCGTCTAAGCAATACTATGGAAACGAGTACCGCTTAGACTGCGTGAGATACACGGATGGAGCGTACTATATCGCTCAGATAACTGCAGGGCTCATCCCCATTGGGACGCTACCCACAGATACGGGTTCTTGGAATCCTTTTGGAGCTTCGTTCGATAGTGTCGCAACAGAGCTCCTCCTTGCAGAGTTCGCCTACATCGACAACCTCGGCGTGCGCGACCTTATGACGGCCAAGTCGGGGAAACGCGTGCACATTTCCCAAGAACAGAATGCACTGACGGCCTATGATGCGGATGACATAGCCTCTGTTGTAGTTGCAGGTGAGACTCTTTCTGATGACAAGCTGTTCGGTGGAGCTGTCAAGGAAGTGGCCCCTACTGACTATGTTGGCGTTGGCGCGGGCACAAGCAATCAGACCAAGACTTATCCTGCCAAAGACTTAGGTTCGTTCACGTTTGAGAACGAAGGAGTCTTCTCTGGCTCAATCGCAATCCAGCTGGGGGCGGTTTTCACACAAGGCACACTCACCGACGAGCAAAAGGCTCAGCCATCGTTAGAAGGTCGCGTGAGATTGAGGATTTACCTTGACTCTACCATTGAAATTGCCTCCGTTGAAATCGCCCGCACCGAGGTCGGGGCAACGTTCGCCACTTATAATGACTCCGTGGCGTTCAATAAACCGATAACAGCGGGCGAGCATTCTCTTTCTGCCGTCCTAACCATCAACTGCCCAAGGCTTGGCTCGGACGGTTCGATGAGCGTGTCGGCCAAGGCCAACTGGGTCGACTGCAAGGCAACGTCAGAAATTCGCATGTCTCGCTATTTCGCAAATGGTAATGCCGTTGGTTGCGGTTCAAAGCAGTATGCCGAGACAATAATGGAAAATGGGAAACTCCTTCATAAGGTAGAGGCCGGGGCCGTCGGGATTTCCTTCAACGATGGCCAGCTAAAACTCAAGCTGGGGGGCTCGTGGTATACGGCTTCTGTAATAGGGCAGTTCATCTCTCTAACGGCGACGGGCGAAATTGATGATTAAAGTGCTTGTATAATAATCACTTTTTTAGTAAATTTGCACATCACTAAGCAACACTCATGTAACACAGATAGTTTTTCAATGCCGAAGTTTATCTTTCAATATATCACTCGCAAGGGCTGTGTGGGCCGTCTCGGCGGCCGCACCGCCTCCCGCTCGGCGGAGATGGCTGTCCTTCTAAAGCACTATTGGCCATGTGGGAGATAATAATATCGATTATCGGAGCTCTGGGCGGATGGGAGACCATTAGGTACCTTCTTAACCGCAAGAGTAATCAGCGAACAGCCGTAGCAGAGGCAGATTTATCGCAGTTCCGCACGCTGCAAGAGACCATTTTATTCTTGCAAACTCAGCTAAAGGAGAAGGAGGAGCGGTTTGCCGAGCAGACCAACATCGTCCGTAAACTCAATCTCGACATAATCGACCTACTCAAAGACAAGGGAGCAATCGAGGTCGAGCTGGTAATGGTTCGCTGCGACGACGCGGATTGCCCGTTTCGCCAGCCCCCCAATGCCAAGACTCCGCCCAAGCAGGGCCTAACTATCGAACAATATCAATCTCAGAAAAATATACCTCATGAGGATACTCATTGACAACGGCCACGGCGTAAACACAGCGGGGAAACGCTCCCCAGACGGCCGTTACAGAGAGGGCATTTGGGCACGCGAGATAGCCCAATATATAGTGAATGAACTCACTGCGCGTGGCTATGATGCTAAACGAATTGTCACGGAAGACGCAGACGTATCGCTCTCAGAGCGCGTGGCCCGCGTAAACAGCATTTGCTTGCAGCAGGGTGCGGCCAACGTTCTGTTAGTGTCAATTCACTCCAACGCCTCGGGAAATGGGCAGTGGATGCCTGCACGAGGATGGAGCGCGTTCACCTCAAGGGGGCAGACAAAGGCCGACGTCTTGGCCGACTACCTCTATGCTGAGGCCAAGAAGAACTTCGTCGGTCATCGCGTAAGAACTGATTACTCGGACGGAGACGCGGATTGGGAGGAGGGCTTTTATATTCTCGCCAAGACGAAATGCGCTGCTGTTCTAACAGAGAACTTCTTCCATGACAACCAAGACGATGTCTCCTATGTGACCTCCGAGGCGGGCAAGCAGGCCGTGGTCAATACCCATGTGGATGGCATAATAGCCTTTGTAAAGGCGCAACATGGCTGATAAAATGGGAACTGTACGATTTATCGGCCTTGCTCTTATCGCGGCGACAATGGCCTCTTGCCGCACTCAGAGGCCATTGACTGCGACGGCAACAGCGTCAGATGTTCGCTATGAAACGCGCGTGGAGGAGCGGCTTGTGACTGACACAGTTTGGGTTGACGTGCCTGCGCAGACGGCCTCAGTCGTCATCCCGGCCGACTCCAGCCACCTTGAAACCAGTTACGCCCTATCGGACGCGTGGGTCGATGCGCTCGGCCTGCTCCACCATTCGTTGGAGAATAAGGCTACGAAACGAGCAGTTGAAGTTCAACGCCCCGAGAGGAAGGAGACAACAACAGCGACAATAACTGAAACCAAGACGGAGACAAAAACCAACTTCGTAGAGAAACAGCTCAGCTCATGGCAGACGTTCCGCTTGGGCGCATTCCCTTGGCTCGTCGCTGCCGTTGCTGCGCTGCTCGGGTGGACATTCCGCACGCGGCTTATTCGCTGCGTGAAACAGATTTTGACGATAATTAGATGAGATATACACAGGTTTGATTTTCATAGAGATTCAGATTAAATGAAGAAGCGATGCCGTGAGGCATCAAATCTTCCGCGCACAAACCCTCAAATTTAGCAAGCCATATAATTTTTGTTGTTAAATTGTTGCAATGGGATTTAGACAAGCCGCTCAATTGCCTGCGATTAAGGTGGTTGAGCGGCATATTTTAGATTCCAAGTAGGAAAGTAATGAAAACTGCCATACTTCGCCGCAGAACCCTCGTTTCACTGACATCTGTTGCAGATTTGTTGCAATAGAATTTCAGTACAACAGCTTATCATCTGATTGCGAATCTGTTACGCCAAATATTTCAAATTCTGCATCGGAAAGTAGACGGTGATTACAACCGATTACGAAAGATTATAACTGATTAGTAAGGCGCTCATTTTGAGTGCCTTATTTTGCTGCCTAATCCAAACGTTTTGCTCGCTAATATTCAATTTTACTCGATTTTCACTCCATTTTTGTACCTCATTTGTTACACAACCACAATCTTGCGAACTCGCCCCGCAAGGTAGTGGACTGCTTTTGACAACACTTGTCTATGATTGACGATGGATGACAAAATCGGAGAAATGAGTGGCGAAATTAAAAACTAAATGGCAACGAGTAACATTAGAATTACAAAGTGCTGCGAATGGTGCGGAGCAGAATTTCAAGCGTTGTTTAATCTGCGAGCCTAAATTTTGTATGTTCAAAGATAATTGCTAACTTTGCTCCAACAGCAAATGAAAATTTAAATGCGACAGTTTATACAGCTCAGTCAGACAGAGATTTTACTCTCTTTTGCCGCCTCATGCATCGAGGGGGTTGCTCGTCGATTGGGCATAGGATATCATGAAGCCTACGCTCGCTTGAAAAATGTTGATTTGATAGACAAATATATCATTGAATACTATGATATGCTACATTTAGAAAGCCGTACTCACTTGATTGATAATGTTGTTGAATGTCTTAATAATTGGGAGGCCGACAAATGAGCATAATTGTATATCACGGAGCAACAGAGATTGTTGAGAATCCTATTTGCAAAATCGGAAGAAATAATCTTGATTTTGGCAAAGGATTCTACATGACCGATATCAAGGAACAAGCAGAACGGTGGGCTAAGTCTGTGGCCTTCAAGCGTAAAGCGGATGCTTTAATCAATATATATGAGCTTGATAAAGACGCAATACTAACTTCTGCACGCTGCAAAATATTTACAGATTATGATGCCGAATGGCTTGATTTTGTGGTGGCAAATCGTAATGGCAAAGCTGCATATAAAGAATATGATTACGTAGAAGGTGGCGTTGCAGATGACCGTGTTATTGACACAATCAACCTATATATAGGTGGACTATTGGATATGAAAGTAACGCTTGAACGCTTATCACTATATCAGCCCAGCAATCAAATTTGCATACTTGAGCAATCGTTAATAGATAAATACCTGCACTATCATGGATACGAAATTGCAAAATGAGGATTTGCTTAAATCGCCGGAGATTCAAGATATAATATTGAGCACTCAAATTGGCTGTATTGCAGCAGAGCTTTCCGAACGTCTTGATATTTCACCATCGCGAGCATTATCACTATTTTACGAAAGTCAGACTTGCGCTGATCTTCACGACAAGCGCACCGGGCTTTATTTGTACGGCAACAAGTATATTGCCGACGAATTCATATTGGAATACCAACGGAAACAGGGCTGAGTTTGATTTGGAGTTTGATTTTTCTGGATTTAGCTAATTATCTGTAAATTCCACGGCTCTTTCATTTAAAAATCCGCACACAATTCCAGAATATCCATATTTAAATCAAGCTTTCAAACCGAAGATAAAGAACTGATATACAGAATATAAAACTTACCCGACTCGGACTGAATCGGGTAAGTGGCTTATGCTGTTATTTATGATTTAAATGAAAGAGCCGTGACTTGACGAAATTACTCAGCGAGTCGTTCCCAATCAAGATTACTGAGGAGGATAAGCAAAATTTGACTCAAGCTGTTCATGATGCGCGTGCTAATCAATTGGCTGAAATCATTAGAATCCGCGAAGAAAACAACAACGACCGCGTATCAATGTCATCCCACGATTTTTGGTCAATAATTTATCTGCTCATCACGCTTGCCATGGCTTTCGCTCTCATCATTTTCGCCAATGTCTACATAATCCAATCACCAATCCTCGCCAAGCTTCTCTGGCTGTTCTCCGCAGCTATTATCATCCCAGCCATCGGCATCCTCATCTACAAATACAAACAATAAAATGGCAACCATAAAGCTAAAATTTAGAGCTTCCACCGTAGCCGGAAAGGATGGTGTTCTCTATTACCAACTCATTCATCACCGTATAGCTCGTCAAATTGCAACCGAATATCGCATTCCTCAATGCATGTGGGACAACGAAAAACAAATTGTCCTTGATTCTACCATCCGTCACAGAACTCAATACGATATAGAGCGAATCAATCGCGTGATTGAACGTCTGATGGAGTTAAATCCCAACTGTTCCGCCGACGACATTGTGCGTGAATTCTGCGATGAAAAGCAGGAATACACATTGTTTAATTATATGCCGAAGATGGTGGCTCGCCGCAGGCAATTAGGCAAGACAAAAACAGCCGACGGCTATCAGTGTGCGCTCAATAGTTTCATGCGATTCAGAGAAGGTAAGGATGTGATGCTGCATGAGATTACACCAACACTGATGGAAGACTACCAGGCATGGCTCAAAAATAATGGCATTCAACCAAACACTATCTCGTTCTATATGCGCAAACTTCGCGCCACCTATAATCAGGCTGTAGAAGATGAGATTATCGCTGACCGCCGACCGTTCAAACGCGTATTCACCGGAACGGAGAAGACGCGCAAACGTGCTTTGCCGGCTGCCGAACTGTCTGAGATTAAAAGCGCGGATTTGTCAAGGGATTCGAAGCTGGACTTCGCCAGAGATATGTTTATGATGAGCTTCTATCTTCGCGGAATGTCGTATGTGGATATGGCATTTTTGAAGAAGTCGGACTTGAAGGGTGGTGTGGTGACGTATCGTCGCCGTAAGACCAACCAATCGCTGCATATTCAATGGACTGCCGAGATGCAGCACATCGTGGACAAGTATAAGACATCAGACTCCGATTATCTTCTGCCAATCATCGGCATGGCTAATCGCGAGTGGAAGGACTACATCAACAATGGTCACAAGATTAACTACCACCTAAAACGTTTGGCAAAGTTGCTCAACATTAGTTCTACACCGACATTGCTGACCGCTCGACACAGCTGGGCAACCATTGCACATAATAAAGGCGTAAATATCAGTATCATCAGTGAAGGTTTGGGACACAATAGCGAACGCACAACACATATCTATCTGGCTTCGCTTGACTCTTCCACTATCGACAAGGCCAACAAATTGGTCATAAATGCGATTTAACAGTGGCAAAAGTGTTGAGCAATTCGTCTTAACCCCCTAATAGGAGATGTGCACAATATGCAAACACCTAAAAGACATTAAGATAGCATCAGAGTTTTTACCTATTTGCTAAACAATCCACATCAAATGCTAAACAAAACAAATACAAACAACCTTATCTCTTATAAAAGATTGAAGAAATTTTTGTGGCATTTGGCGCTTTTTAGCGGTATTTTATGGTAATATCTGAATAATTTTAGTTATCTTTGCAGGTGAATCGTCACCCCCTATTAGGAGGTGTGCAGAAAAAAAGTGGTTACACCTAATATTTGCACACAGTGCAATGGAAAAAGACATATTGCTTTGATTACCTCTTGTTGCATGTTATTGTTGTAGCGAGGGGGAGGTAAAGAATTATTGAAAAATTAGCCA